TTCTCTTTTTTTGCCTGTAGACATTTCATGATACCAAATGCTGCCAACAGTTTTTCTTACCTGCTCATCAGAATAATCAGGGTTTCCTTCACGAACCTTTTTTTCCATTCGATCCCACCATTCCTTTGGGGGACGCTCGGGAGCAGCTTTTTGAAAAGAACCTTTAGGCATGAACTGTCTCCCTAGCAGAAGGAGTAGGAGAACTAATTATTTCTCGCCGTACTCTTTTACTAGAAGTGCTGCGTATTCCGGCCCGTAAATTTGAGCATAAAAGTCGGCCAGTTTTTGCTTTTCTTTTGAAATGGAATACTCGCCCATGTCTTTTTCTGCTACTAGGCGAACAGTTTTCCCAATCTGTACGAAAGCGTTTCCTAGGTCATCAAAACGAACTACTTTACCTGGACCATAAGGAGTGTTTACAACGTCACCAGATTTGTAACCCTGTGATTCATCTTCTGCAGTGACAACGGTTTCTTTTGTATTGAATAGAGCAAGACCATTATCAGTCTTTTTTAGAGACCAGATTTCATAAGAATCACTGGAGGGTGTGCTGGCTCGTTTATACAAGGCAGTTCCAATCGAGACGAACTCGCTTGGAATATCACTCATGCTTTTTATAGGAACCATCTCTACCGAAGGTTCTAGATTCAGGTAGATAACGCCCATGCTCGGGTCTACGTTAATGGTTTCCCACTCTATTTCATAGTCAGGCATTTCCTGAGCTACTAAGGCTACGAGATCATGCTCATCTGGGTGGCCGAGTTCAGGCTCGAACCTAAGTTCAGCATTTACACGCCCAGTTGATTGATGCGCCGTAACCGCAAATTGCATATCAGCTCTATACCCGCGTTCTCGTAGTTTTGAACGCACTGCTGCAAGTGCTTCTTTTGTAGCGAGATTCTGGTGGTGATTTACTTTATGGCTAACGGCTTGGAGTCTTTTAGCTCTTTTGGGGTCCATTATCTTTTCCTTCCTACAAATAGGATAAATTGGTGCATTTTGACAAAAGAATAACACATAATAAATAGAAGTTATTTAACAAGTGTGTATAAAATACGTTTAATTTTTAATTGGTTTGGGAGGATACGTAAGTTTATTTGAATTACATTTTTTTTGATAAGTTTCTTTTCTTTTTCCAATAGAGTTTTTTACAAAAAAGCCAATATAGTCAGATCCACAATATTTACGAATTATCATATATAGATACGGAATTGATATGTCTAACGCACTGCATTGAGCCTGTATATTTTGATATCGTCTTGTAGTAATTTTCAATACCTCTACAATGTCACACCCAAAAGCTCTTTCTAAAGCAATTATTTTTTTAGGTTTATGCCTAAAGCATTCCCTACTGTGCCACAAAAAAGTTCTTAACATGCGCTGTACACTTACATTAGAAATAGGGGCACCACAAACGCAACAGGTTGGTTGTGTTTTACTCTCTTTTACCCAAGTCTTTAGCTTTTCATTTTCAGCCTGAAGAAGAGCCGTTTCAAGTTGAATATGTGCTTCTATTGGGTCTATATTACACATCGGCACAATCCTGTAGGGAATAATCTTCCCAAAGCCTTGTCGTTTTTCGCATTTTATGTATCGCTTTTTCTATAATAGTGTTAACCTCATCAGGGGTTATTCCTTCTAACTTAGCAATATCTTCAATGCTTAATTGTTGAGGATTATCTAAGAGCTGTTCAGCTAAAACCCAAAAACAATTTTTGTAAAAAGTATCTTTTATGGCCCAGGAACATTGTGAACAATCACAAGGGAGGAGGGGAAGTTCTTCTCTCCTAAGAGGACATCTACAAGATATTCCGTAATTAGCCATGTCGAACTCCAAACGTTAAATATTACTCTGCATCGTCAGGATGACGAAAGCCTTTCCAAATTGGCAACCGTGGAGCATTCTGAGTTCCTATTTCTTGGAACCTATAAGTAATTATTTTACCTACATACGATTCTTTGTTATCCCAAATTTCTTGACGCAAAGCTGCCGTTAGACCTTTACCTGTTCCAATCCTTAATTCTACTCCTGGAAAACGCTTTTCGTCTCTTGCTATGAACGCACCTAGTGTACCCGCTTGTACCATACCTACCTTAGATAAACTACGCTTTGTATATCCCAATTCATTTACTTGTGCTTCATTTTGATTGTGCATCTGTTCTTCAAATCCAATAACGATAGCTTCACTATCCTCAAACCGTTTAAGTTTTAACAACCATCCTTCACGTTTGGTTGCTCGTCCGCATTTATAAGGTCCGTTTGGATCCCGTAGCATAATACCTTCAAAACCCCTTGCTAAACATTCCTTTTCAAAAACTAATAATTCTGTATAATTATTGATAATTTTTGTTGGAACAGCCTTGACGAAAGGGGCATCAAGAGCGTTCACGGTGTTAATTAAATCCTTGAGCCTTACACTGTATGGTTTAGACAAGCTACTTAAAACTAAATCAAAAACCCATAAAGTAAAACTAGGTTCGCCTTCTTCTGACATTACAGCGCTAGTACAAGCATTAAAAGTGTCACCAGCCATAAGCTCCCCGTCTATACCGTTTGGGCATAGTTCTTCCAGGGTCTTACGAACGTAGTTGTTTCTAATAGGCTTGAGTTTTCTAGTAAGCCCTTGACCGTTGAGCTTGATAAACCTTATACCGTCCAGCTTAGGACTAGCAATAAGCGGGTAGTTTAGTTTAGCAGGATCTTCAACTGAACTTGCTAACATGGGTTTTGTAAACATGGAATTAACCACCACACTTTGAAAAACCACATTCGTAGCACGTTGAACAACCAGATTCCTGTCTAAGATTATTTCCACACTCTGGACAGGTATCTCCAGACTCTTTTTCTGCGTTTTTTTCTTCTCCGGGCTTTCCAAGAGGGCGGGCTTCTTTTTCTATAAGTTCACTAAAGCCTACATAACGCCATTTATAATCTTCTAATGCCTTTCCTATAGCATCCTCAACAGAACAAATTAATTGTCCGTTTACCCAAACGGGAGTAGATTTTTGTCCTTTTAGGTGTTCTATTAATGTTTCAATTGGAACATTATATTGTAATGAATTTGATATAAGTCTACCAATTGCTGCAACATGGCTTGCTATTTCAGATCCTGCTTTGGATACAGTTATAAAACATTCTCTAATACCTTTATTGTCTTCATTTATAGTTATAAAGGCTTTTCCTCCCGGCGTGTTTAATTCATAAGTTGCACCAAATAATATAGGTGGCCGCTTTCTAATTGTAATTTCGGTTAAAGGTTGATCGTGTTCAGTGTTGCTGTTTTCAGTAGCGTACTCTTTTACTTCTTCAGTAATAACTTCTTTACTTTTTAATACTTCTTCTTTCCTACTTCCAGATCTATATACAGTAACACATTTACAACCGTAATAATATGCTTCTTTGTAAGTATTACTAACGTCTTCAACTGTTGCTGAATTTGGAAGGTTTACTGTTTTTGATATGCTTGAGTCGGTATGGCGTTGCGCAGCAGCTAAAACACTAAGATGATCTTTTGCTGAAATTTCATCAGCGGTTTTAGCATAATCTGGTAATACTTTAAATCTCTCCAGCATAAAATGCTTTACTTCATGAGTTCCGTAACTGTCATTTCGTTCATGTGCCCAACGAAACACAGGCTCTATACCAGAAGAGCACCCACATATAATGCTTGTTGTTCCTGTTGGGGGAATTGTTGTTATAGCTGAATTTCTCCTATCAATTGACGCTTGTTTTAGAGAAGCAGGTATACCACGAGCCTTTCCTAGTTCTTCTGACGCTTTCCTAGCCTTATCTTGTATATATGCGTATAGGCCATTAATAAAATCGCTAGATTCTTCTCCGTAGGCGTAACCAAGTTTTAGTAATAAATCATGTAAACCCATTGTTCCAAGGCCAAGTTTTCTAAATTTTAATGTAGTTTCTTCTATACTTTTAAGCGGATAATAATTTAAATCTACCATATTGTCAAGAAAACGTACACCAAGCTCTATAGTTTTATCTAATTTATCATACTCAATATGACAACGAGGATTTTCTTTTTCTTCAACCATGTTTGATAAATTTATAGAGCCTAAAATGCACGATTCACCATCCAATAAGGTTAGTTCTGAGCAGGGATTTACACAAAGTTTTCCGTATTTTCCCTTGAAAGGATCTGCTCTTTGAATTGTATCATCAAATAAAATTCCAGGTTCTCCGTTTGCATGAGCGTGTTCTATAATAAGATTCCAAATATCTTGTATAGAATAGTAATTTTCTGTGCTTTTATAGTCAGAAGTAGGAACGATCTCTCTATTTTTTGAAATAATATATCCTGTGCCTTCAAAATTACAAATCCAGATAGAACTAGGACTGTCTTTAAGTTGTGTCATAAAGCGATCAGAAAGAAGAACAGAAAAATTAAAATTTTTGAATACTCCTTCTTCCTTCTTTGCCATGATGAAGTCTAAAATATCTGGATGGTCACAGCACATGCAGGCAAGCATAGCAGCGCGCCTAAGACCACCTTGTTCTACTTGATTTCCTATTTCGTTATAAACTTTTAGGAAAGAGACAGGACCGCTGCTTTTTCCGTTTGTTCCTTTTACGGTAGAGCCTTTTGGTCTCAGGTCGGAAACGTCAAGACCAACACCGCCGCCTAGCTTAGAAATCAACCCAACGTCTTTTGCTCTGTCAAGAATTGCTTCCATAGAATCTTGTACTCTAAGGAAGAAACAGCTTGCCAACATCCCTTTTTTGTCTAATTTTCCTGCGTTTAGAAGTATTGGGGAAGCTGCCATAAAATCTAAAGAAGAAATTAAATTATAGTATTTTTTAGCTTCTTTTTCCCAAATGCCTTTGAAATCTTTTATATTTTTATTCTTTTTTGCCTTAAGTTTTCTACGATCATATACTCGTTGTGCAAGCTCTTGGTACTCTTCAAACAAACTTGGTGGAACTAAATGCGCTTCTATAACATCCACAATAGCAGCAACTTTTGCTACACGAGTAAAAATGTCATTTGCACAGGTATCTTTTTCTTGTAAGTATTTAGACTTTAAAATTTTTTCTGCTAGCGGATTAAGCATTATTAAAAATCCTTTGCTATATTTAAATTATCTTTTGTAATTTTATACACGACTACTTTTGCAGCAACGTCCGAAGAAATTGCAATAGGGATAAGCGCAGAACAACCTTTTGAAGGAAGTTCGTATATTCCTTCTTCTACATAGTAATTATTGTAGCCTAAAGATATTACGTAGCTAGCTGCTATACTGGCCTCAAGCCAACCTTCTAACGCTTCTGAGGCTGTTTCTTGAAGATCTCCGTCTCCTTCTATGAAAGTGCAGCAGCCAGGACAAGACGGAAAATCTATACAATATCTTCCTTCTTCTTCGGTAACTAAAGCAATATAATACACTTTACTCTCCCAATTTTACAGCATGCGTTCCCCAAAATTTTACTTTTTCATCTCCAGCTTCTTGAGCAAAAGTTAACTTTTCTTCGTTGGATTTATTTTCTAGTGTAGCTACAACCCAAGCGGCAAGTACTGAATCCCCAGCACCGCACGAGTCCACCACAACGTTGGACTTACTTGTAGACTTATAAATTTCTTTTTCTTTTGTAAATAAAAGTAACCCGTTTTTTCCTGCTTTTAGTAGTAAATAATTACTGTTGGATTCTAGTATTAGTTTTTTACAAAAATTTACTACGTTGTCACCTGAGTCTAAACTTAAATCTTCTACACTTGGAAGAAGGGTGTGTACAGAATTAAACTTATTAATTTGATATCGGGAATCCACGAAAACTGGAATATTGTATTTAGCATACAGTTTATTTATTATTGGAATAGAAACTAACTCGATTGTTTTATATCCGTAATCAGATACAACTAAAGATGATACGTTTTGTAGTGCTGTTTCAAATTTTGTTAAGCATTTTGTAATATCTTCTAATGAAAAAAAACTGGGATCAAAAGGTATTCCTGAGTCAACCCTAAATAAGTGCTTATTTTCGTTACAAAATCTTTCTTTTACTATAGTTTGAATATTTTCATTTTTATTAAGAATAATACCTATAAAGGGTATTTCTAATTTGTTTAATGTGTCTATTACAAATTTTCCATATTCATCATCTACGATAATTCCAAATAAAACAGGGTTTCCACCTAAAGATTTTATATTAGCAGCAACGTTTGCTGCTCCACCTAGTTTAAGTTCCTGTTTTTCTTTTTCAAAAATGGAAATAGGGGCTTCTCTTGACGTTCTTTTTGTTTTACAATAAGTGTACTTATCTACAATAATATCACCAAAAACTAAAGTTTTTGCCATGCGTGCTCCTGAGTTCTAAAGGTAATATACACAAGATTTTGGGTTTTGGAGGGGATTAATTTTAGAGGGGTTGTTAGCTAAAAAATTAAATTTTATTTCTCCACTTTTGCATTTGTAATGTTGCGTCAGCGATTTGAATAGAACTTAGTTCACGAGAGAAAGATAGGAAGCTACGCAGGGTGCCCGTGAGATAGGAAGAATCATACCTTCCAAGCCACCAGGAGGTAGTAGGTGTGTAAGGTGTTGTAGCCCCGATATTGCTAGAGGCTACAAATGCCCCCTGTGTGTAGCCCTTGACGGTACTACTAGTTAGCCATGTTGTGCCTACTATAATTTTATTCCACCTAAAGTCTGCTCCCAAGTTGCACGCGGTTTGTCCGGTACCGTTACCCATAATAATCCGGTCATTTGCCCCTGAGACACTAGAAAATACTTCGAAGTTCCCGCCACTAGTATGATCTGTTCCAAATAGGCTATGGGCTGCAGCGTTCGTGCTCACGCTCACATCAAGCAACAGGGTCCCGGCAGTTCCAGGCCATGCGGCTAAAGGTACAGACATATACTGGGAACTAGCAGAGACAAAGTTATAACCCTGTGTCGATAGCTTTGTCGGCGTACCTGTGCCTGCCCCGTTTCCAAGCAAAACGTGATTACCATTGCCAGATAGATCCAGGTGTCTATAGTTTGCTATGTCGTAATTTGCAGCCATACCGTCCATAATACAAGTAGCAGATTGCCAATAAGTGTAAGTAGTACCTGCACTTAGGACTTCTAAGTCTCTGGTTGTAAGGTTTTGAGCTGTTGACGCAGAAGTAAAAATCTTTACCGAATGAATAATGCCAACAAAGGAGTTTGCGCTGGCTCCGATAGTGAAGGATGTAATTGCTGCCGCAGTCCATGCGGTGTTAGAGAATTTGATTAGTGTGCCGTTTAGGTATAGATAGCTAGACGCATTTATGCAAGCCCAGGCTAATCGGTTTACTTCGTTTATTTTCCAGTAAGCGGAATACTCAGCAATCGCCGCACTAATAACCTGTGTTCCGCCGACTAGAACCCGAAGTGAGCTGGCAGAGTGCTTATAGACCCCGTATGAGTTAGCTGAAGTTGAGACCAAGTAATGAGAAAGGCCATCATCAGGAGCAAAGGTAGGAGTAAATTCAACGACTCCCCCATATACTGTCCAGGGCTGATTCGCGTTTGCAGAACGGGTTGAATACTCAACATAGGATGTTGTTGTATTAAGCTGTAGACCGTTATTAACCCATGTAACAGATCCGGTAGGAACTCCGCCATTCCTAGCTACTTCTGCTGGTCCGTCAAAGCGCTCAGCGAACGAGCACTTGCGTTGCCTTTCTGCGGGCGTACTGTATTTATTTAGGAGAGACATCTATATCACCCCGTAACTATGAAGGAAATTACATGCCCCTGTATTGCATGACAAAGCAAATTTGTCCCCGTCTGTTAAGCTAACCTGGGTTATGTCAACTCCCGTAAGATAAGTGGTGTCCGAACCCGGATTAGCTCCTGCGCTAGCGGGAACAAGTACATCATCAACGTATAGAGTAAAAGTACCCTTGACGGCGCGTGTTAGTTTGATCTTGTGCCAGACGTTGCGCGTAATATAGCCATTGGCCGATACCATAATTGTGCTTGCTTTGGCCGCTGTGGTTACTCTGTATACTCCGATAGCTTCGTTTGCATCTATTTCTAACAGGTAACCGTTTACACCCCCACCACTATCCCATTCAGAAGAAGAGTTTAGCATAGGCACTAGCCGCACGGTTGACGTGTCGGACGTTTTATTTATGTACCACTGCCAGGTACCAAAACAAGCTTGTCCGCGAGTTATTTGACCAGGCCAAGAAGTGCCATAAGTTGAACTTAATCTATTGGACGTTGTATAAGAGACTAACCTAAGTATGCTTGCAGCGCTAGCCTGAGCATAGGTAATTATTTTCGCACCCGATACTTCTACTCCAGTAACACCGGTTGAAGTTCTGTTTGTCCAGAAGTTGGAAAGGATATTACCCGTAGCTGCTAGTGACTGTTGCTTAGCGGCTCCGACCGTAAAGCCTGCCGGTGCTCCACGTTTATACTCCTGTAGTATCTCAGCAGCACTCAGCGCTCGCTGATAGTATTTACAGTCTGCTATGTGCCCAGGGCATTCACCGGCAGCAGAGATTTCACCGCCTATAACTATTCGCCTGTTTGTCTCTACCCAAGCCGTGGAGTACGGTGTTTGAGCTGATTGCTGACCATTGATATAAAGTGTAGCGTTTACACCGTCATAAGTAGCTGCTACGTGTGTCCAGACGCCAACCCGAAAGATATCAGCGGCAGCACAGCCCAGATTTAGATTGCTTGAATTCATTTTGAAATATGCTTTTTGGTCACTCGCCACATAGAGACCTTGGTTGAGTGGTGAAGTAGAACCTTCCACAGACCTATAACCTCTGCCTACTATTTGGGCTTGGGTGGGGGATCCAACGGTTTTGGGTCTATACCAGGCCGACATACTTACCGGGAATTCAAATGTATATGCGGCGTTATCAGCATTCTGAATGGATCCGTTGTTAATTGGAGTATAAAATTCAGCCGTTTTACCCATGCGGTCTTTACTGAACCAAGGTGGACCTATGTTTGTAGCATTATTCATTACCGAACCGTTATCATATACTGTAGCACCATTCTGCTGTAACTCAAACGCGCTAAGTAAGTTAGCTTCGGGTAGCCCTATGTTTTTGACAGGCTTTATTCTAGAAATGGTTTTAGTGGGCCACTTCATGGCCTGTAGTTCACCAAATATTTGAGCGTGTTCTGCTGCTGTTAGTTTACGGTTGATAATAACAACAGCACTTAGATTATTACGTAAATGGTTAGAACTATCGTAGGCGTTACCTATAGTTACGTTATCTACAGTAGTTGAAACTGTGTTATTTCCTACTGCCGATCCTATACTGACTCCGTTAACGAAAAACTCTGGTGCTGTTCCGTCACCGAAGTTGACTGCCAAGGATTTCTTTCCAGCTATAGACGAATAGGCGATGGATCTGCTTACAGTATTATCTTGTAAATATATATTTGCTGTGTCAAAATAAAACCTATAATTGATTCCACCAGCAGATGATTTATCTACTATTTGTGGTGAGCCAGAGACTATTTTAAACATGCTAAGCGCTACGATAGACCCAGTCGTTAATCTAAGACTAGCTTTATCGGTGACTACTATTTTTGACGTACTACCAGCAAAACTCAATCCGTTCCGGCTATTCCAAATAGGACTTGTCAGCGTAACAGTAGCAGCATTTCCACTGTAGTCATAGGTATTACCTGAGCGTAGGTCAAGGTAAAGTACCAGCGCACCACTCGATCTTAAGGTATCGATTAGGGCCACGGTTATACCTCATTTGAGGCAGGCATACTAAACAATACAAAGCTATGCATCTATGTGTCTCCTAAAATAGCCTAATTTAAAATACGCATTACGCACCGTATGTGTGCAATCCAAACAAACATGTGATACTGTTAGTTCCACCCTCTGCCTTAGCGCGTACCCATACTCTATTGTTACATGTAGTCCTCAGTGCGCTTAGAACAAATGGGTACGAATCGGCAGAAGTAGAAGCGAAACCTATATACGTTTCTGTGAGTATAGTTTGATTGAGCGTGTGATATTTATTTGTTCCGGATCCATCATCAGAAATGGTGACAGCCGCACCGCCAATTGTCAGAGATACTTGGAAATCATCGTTATTTTTATTGACCACATAGTATACAATATAGTTAACAAACCCAGTAGGTAATGCTCCTCCCGTGTTGGAGAACATTATTTTGGTATCATTTGTTAGCCCGTGGGCAACCTTGTTAACTTTTTCTGTAGCATTTGTAAAGGTGCATGTAACGCCTGTATTTTGTGTACCGTACATAAACTGAAGAAATATAAGTCTATTTGCTGTAGCAACGCTATAGGCATATATTGTATTCATATCAAAATACTTAGTAGTGCTTCCTGATTCTATTACTGTACCGTCGTGAAGCTGGATTTCTTCGGCATAGGCTCCGCTTCCAGCGTTGATAGTAAAGGCTGCTGTAGACCCTCGTGAGAAGTTATTACTAGAAGCACCGTAGCACTGTTGTGCAGTATGAAAGTGATTTTCTATAACTTCTAGTACATAATTCGTTGATTCAATTGTTCCAGAAAGTCCCAGGGATACCCTATTGTCTAAGTTAACTAGTTGACTTGCAATTAGATCTGCCATGGTTAGCTCCTAAATATAAAAGTATTTACCAAGCTCTTTTACAATAAATTGTATAATCGTCTGCCCCCGATCCCGCAACACCAATAATTACTTCTATTTTCACATATTTACATAAACCGAGTGTTCCCGTAGTATCAAAGTTAGTTCCGCTAGCGGTTATTGAAGCTACACCCCAAAGGGCAGTAGTTAAATCGCTATACGAGCAGCTAGCGGGAGCTGTTCCATCATCTTGTAGTGAACCATATACTTTTATTGTACTTCCCGCGCTAAAAGATAATACCCATTGGAAACCAATACTTGTATATCCACCCATATCAACATAGTAGTTATAAGTAGTTGGTGCGCCTGTAGCATTTGTTACTACTGCAATAGTTTCACCAACATACTTTTGATCGAGCGGGTCAATTTCTTCACAGCGAATAGACCTAGTAGCCCAAGTATGACCAGAGACAACTAACTCACCATACTCATTAGAAACTATTTGTACTGCGTCAACATCAGCTACGGCTGCTCTCTGAGCGGTCTTGGCTTTGGCGACGATAGATAGACCCTTAGTTCCGATAGCTGAATCATCGGTATTTGTGCAAGAGCCAATAGGCCCGTCTGTTGCTAGAGTAACACGGATAGTCCCTGCATCAGTAGCTCCTGAGTTCACCGATACTGCCACACCTGCGTTTAGATTGATGTTGACTTTGCAGCGGTCCGATTCATCCCAATCATCCATAATCTGCACAGCGGTGGTTACGGGGTCATCCGAGGCATGAGTCACGCGAGGGGTGTTAGCTGCTACGGCGCCGTTTCCACCAGTGATACCTGCTTGAGCAGCAATAAGATTTACTTTGGCGCGGTCTGATTCGTCCCAGTCGTCCATAATCTGCACAGAGGTCGTAACAGGATCATCCGAGGCATGAGTCACGCGAGGGGTGTTAGCTGCTACGGCGCCCACACCTGCGGTTATTCCAGCCTGCCCAACTATCACGTTGACTTTGGCTCTGTCACCCTCATCCCAGTCGTCAATAATTTGCAGTGCTGTCACCTCGGGTGAATCGCTTGCAGTTACGGTTCGCAAGGTACCCGCAGTACTGGCTCCTGCGTCAGAACCAATTGCGTTACCGCCAATCTCTACGATATTAGCATCGCTGCCACCAGCTACAATTAATCTTCCGGTTATATCTGTTTGTATATTAGTTATTTGCGTATCACCCGCTGGAGGTGTATACTCACCTTGTATAATCGCTGTACCTGTAGCGCCAGAAGCGTCCCAACTAAATTTAGCAATTGACATTATATCTCCTTAATCTCTACGTTTCAAAAAGCCTTCTTGAAAGGATTCCTTTAACAATTTGAACTGTTCTCTGACTTACTATAGAAGCCATTGTGTAAGCTCTTTGTTAGTTAGACTTCTTGCTCCAAATAGTATAATCATCAATTCCACTTCCGCCCGCACCTATTGCTACTGTTACTCGTATAAAGCGAAACATTCCACAAGTACCAACGTCATCTACAAGGAAAGATGTTGATATGACACTATTTATACCAAATACCGAGGAGGTTATATCGCCGTAAACACATGAGTCAGCTGCCTCGTTACTTTGATTAGTTCCATACACTTTTATTGTAGATCCTGCTGTAAACGTAGGTAGATATAATTGTAAACTTAACTTATTATAACCAGACATATCTATATAATAATGGTAAGTGCCTGCTGTTTGATCAGTTTCTGATACTAGTGAGCTATTCTCCGATGCTACTGCAACTCTTATTGTTCCTGCGGTAACTTCTCCTGATCCTGTTGCAATAGTATTCCCCCCTAATTGTGTTATATCAATAGAAAGACTTTCATCTTCATCCCAGTTAAACTTTTTTAGCGACATAGATTTTCCTAATTATTGTACCATTTGCAACTTTTAGTTAATAAACTGGAAAACTTTTTAGGCTATCGCCAAGTGGTATCCCAACGTTCTAGTGATCCTAAGCCCCACATGCCTGTCCTAACCGAATAAGTTCTAACTTGCATCATATTGAGGGCTGGATATATTCTATACAACCGAACAAGCTGATTACTTCCGTGGTAACGCTCTTGGTAGTTGGAAATTATCTGGTGAACATCGTGTCCTGCATCATTGAGTGAAGTTAAGTGCCCATCACCACTAGCATTAACATAGTGACCACACAAAACCATTCTAACTTCATCGTGGGTTTTTAGCATAGCCCATAATGTGTCTCCACCAACCCCGCCAGTACGAATAACAGGTACTGTGCTTCGTGCCTGTGTGTTGTCGAGAAGATACTGGTGAGTCCCAACAATCACAGGCACACCGAGGTGAGCAGTGATAATAGACTCTGCCCATGTGATAGCAGCTGCGGGAGTGTCTAACTCAAGCATAAGGAATATATAAGTAACTCCCCCTAGACTAATTGTTGTCCAAGTATTTAATTCGTTGAGGCTGCGCCCACCCCAGTATGGTTTTAGCTCGAACCGCGTTGGACCGAAGTACGATAGAAAAGTTGTTGGCACCGCTGAAGGATCAGAGGACCAAGGGGTTACGTAATCGTGGTTGCCAGGAGTTACCATCCAGGCTAAAGAGGCTGCATCAAACTTGGAAAACTCTGTGTCACTGACAGTCCATTGAGCTACTATATTCTCGGTGTTAACTACGTCACCTAGGTGCATGACCATTCCTGTTTTCTGTTCTGTAGCGTGGTTTATGATCCACTCAACTTGAGGAGCTAGTTCCGCAGGCCAGGACTCTGCCACAATCTGTGTGTCTGCCAGTTGAACCACCGACCAATAGTTGGTGTCAGGATACCAGTTGGGATCTCCACTAAGAGTAGTTCCGGTAACCTTCTTGCGGATCTTCAGGTATCTAGTCCAGACATTATAATTAGCGGCAGTACCTCCAATATAGCCAGTTGCAGACATAGCATCGGTTGCTCCTCCAGAGAATACAGTTCCGTCTTCATAGTCGTCAACCGATGTAGACACTATAAGGTTTGTATCTCTCCAGGCTACAGCTTTGAATTCATGGTTGCTCGCATAACTATATGAGACCCCTGGAGATACAGAATGGGCTACGCCCAAAGAATCATACAGGGTGAAGGTAGAGAACACCCATTGTATTCTGTTATTAAAGGACCCCCCAGTTTTTGGGACCACCAAAGTATATACTGTATCGGTACCGTCTGACGGTGACGACCGAACCTGTTCGATCTCAAATTTTCCAACTGGAGGGATTGGGTTTACGAAAGCGTAGTTGCTGGGTCCACAAGCTGCTGTCGAATCTGCATTCCCGCCGCAGAACCCGTCTGTTGGGATAGCGCTGGTCCCAGACGGGGTACCTGAGGCCCGCAGTTGTGGAGCGTCCCAATATGTTGTGCAGCCCCCATTACAAGTTTCAGTCATGCAAATCCGATAACTAGAGGTGGAGGCGTTCCAAGACGCCGCCGCAATAGCCCCACCATAGGAATCCCAGCCAGGTGTGTCCAGTACCAAGGTCGCAGTATTTGTCGCCAGCAAGGTGCCACAAGCCGCCGTATCGTATTCTTCTAGGGTCAATACTGGGGTCGAGTTAGCAGAGGGTAAAACTTGAGCACTAAAATATGTTTTGGCCGCAATTACGGATGCAGAGGTGTAACAAATCGAACATTGCTGCGCCACGCTGGTTGTACCCACTAGGTCCATTCGCAGGGATTCATAGCCCTCAGCATATCTCGTAGTACTACAGACCACATCAGCAGACCCATCCCCAGGAGCCTCAGTTGGAACTGCCCAACCGCCTGTAGAGGGGTGACCTCCAGAGACGGTCTTGCAGATCTGCGCCCTGTACAGGTTGTTTGTTATTGACGAGCTACCGTAGAGGCCCCCTCTACCAGTTTCAGGTGATCCAACCCGTGCGCAGTTAGGTGCGGGGGTAAGCAGCCAAGGCTCAGTCCCTGAATCAGGAGGAGCATAAGGAAAAGCTGCGGGTACTGAATAGGTGATAGCCAATGCTGATCCTTTAACGGCAGTAGTCCCGTACCAGTATCTACACTTATAAAGTGCTTCGGCCTGAGTTAGAGCTGCACCCCCTAGGTACTCGAAATGGTGTATCTCCATTGGTGCATCCCCGGTAGTATCGCCATCCGCACCTAGAGTTAGTGGCCCAGAATTAGCGTAGACAGGCCCATCCATGACAGCACTAGTTGTAGCCGCTAGTGAGTCAACCAGCAAAAAGCCAGATATTGCACCATCTACTCCACCAGAATAACTGGCTACAATACACGCCTGGCGTCCGACTGCAAAAGCTGTAGATCTAGTAAGTGTTGTCATGTGCCCAACACCAGAAGTTCCATCATCAGTGACAGCAAACGCAGCCGTAGTAGCCGTGCTAGCATATAAGCGCCATCCGCGCTGGTTGGCAGTAGGCGTGCCTTTGGACACAATTGTATCCCCGGTAGTAAATCCTGTAGTCGGTGTTATTACAACAAAGATGCTGAATGCTCCTGCTGGGTTGTATATTGATCCGCCCGCGCCATTAGAAACTGAGAGATAGTCTCCGGTTCCGTCCAGGCGATAGGCGTAGCCTTGCGGAGAAGTGGCTCCAATTCCGGTAGGATAGGTCGCATCGGTTACTTTGCTAGGATTACCTGCGACGGTAAGCACAGTAGTCCCGGCGCATTCAGCGGGCAGGGTCGCCCCAACAGAAGTTTCGAATGTCCAACAACCAGAAGGTATCCCACTATAGGTAGTGTATCTACCGTTGTATGTAAAATCATAGGACATAACCAGCAGGTTTGGGGAATATCCTTCTTCATCGTCATTTGCTTTTGCAGCTAGTCCTACAAGCAAAAGCAAACAGACTATTGCAGTACGCATCATATTCACGACCCTACAGGAAGTCCAGTGGGGTTAACCAGCTGAAGAAAGCATACCGCCCCACCAGCTGCGGAGGCTCCTCCAACAGAAGATCCTCCTATCACTGCACATTTTGCCGCCTGTATTTCCATGGCGGGCAGGCATTGTCCGTCTGCTAAAGGAGGCAGTACAAACCCGCTAGCTGCGGTTGTTGTAGCCGTTGGGTTCGTCCCACAAGAAATAAAAGCGTAGGACGAAAGACCGCCGCCGCCACAGATTCTAAATACTTTACTTGGGGTAGTTGGTAGTGTAAACTGTGTGCTGATCGCAGTTGCCGCTACACAGTTAGAAGCATTAACAGAAAGCAGCAAAGGATACCCTATGGTTAGTAGATCTCCAAGAGCGGTTGAACGAATAGCTTTAGAATTTCCATCTGTAATGGATGTGCTTCTAATGGGAAGATTAGCCGCCCTTCCTGTGTCTGCTTGAATAAACGAAAAACACCCAACAAAGAAGGCAAGAAACAATATTAATTTTTTCATGGGGACTTCAGTAAGTAAACCTTAGCATGCACGCCAAGGCAAACTTGCTTCCTTTCTTATAGTAAGGTTGTTCTTTTTTAAAATATGTATACTCAATTTGTTTTCTTGGCCCAGATTGTGTAGGCATCAACACCGCCGCCACCAGCACCAATAACTACCCGTATATTAATATAATGAAATAGACCACAAGTACCTAGGTCATCCAGTAAAAATGCCGTATCAGTAAAACTGCTTTCCCCGAATGCCGGGACCGTTATGTCGGCATAAGCACAGGAGGCTGCTACAGTCCCATCATTTTGCATAGTGCCATAGACTTTTATAGTAGACCCATCTGTAAAAGTAGGTAAATACAGCTGAACACCTAAGCGTCTGTAACCAGACATGTCAATGTAGTAGTTATAAGTTCCAGTAGCTTGATTAACAACACTGGCTACTAGTACACTATTTTCGGCTATTGTATCTTGAAGAATAGTATTTATGTTATATAACAAGGTCTCTATACTTCTAAATGAATCATTTGCAGCTAAATCCCAGTTATATGTTTTTACTGACATAGCTTTTCCTAATTATTGTACCATTTGCAACTTTTATTTTTACAAAGCCTATACTGGCCCCCGCCCGCTATGTAGGTGTCATTTCCACATACAAAACAAGTGTCTCTTCCATCATTATTTTTTATAGGCTTATTACACTTACAAGCATCTCCGCAAGATCCAGAACACTTACAATCTTTTTTTGAATTATTTTTACTGGAACAACAACCTTTTGAGCAGCTTCCACAATCGTCATCTTCGTCGTTTTTGCTTGTATATGTCCAAAAATACATTGTTTAGCTCTTTTGTCTGAAACCTTTTCTGTCAAAAGACAGAATTGTGCAATTTTCTAAATGATATACTACAACTTCGTTTTAGGATTAATTATTGTTACCCTATTGAAAATAATTTTACAAAGTTCAGCGTACCACAAAGTAACCCAGGCATAGCCCACAAGGTAAGCAAAAACAATTTTACTTCGTCTATTGCAGCCAAATTTTTTACTAATAGAGTAATCAGAATTCTAAAAATAAGAAAAAAAGAGACAAAAAAATCTACACCGCAGCCTTGATAAATACACGAAATATAATCATTTCCTTCTGTGAAAATGTGCGGGTAAAAATTCAATGCTACGTATGTTGTTGACATGTCTAACAAAATACTAAAAATACAAACGAAATAAACTATTCGTAACATAGCAAGCTCCAAAAAGGGTTTCTATTCCTAATATACACGCCTTTACTACATTTGATACTTAAATGTTTGAATTTTTTTTCAACTATACTACTTGCATGGCCGATACTCCCTACCAAGAAGATTTTAAAATAACAACCTCTTCTAGTCTATCTGATACTAGAAAAGCAACTTTGAAGTTGTCACCTACAGGGGATATAGTCCTCTGTGAAGGACATGAAAAGCTTACAACACAACTACTTAGGGCTTTAGTAAACGAACAAACAAAAATCAAAGGGTTAATGAATAAAAAGGGAGTAAGATACACACATATAGAAACCCTAGTAAACTTAATAATAAGAAATATGCGGCAAAATCAACTAGATGAGGTAAATAGGTACGACCCATCTCTTACTGGTTTTGCTATTTGGAGAAGGTCTGCTGGAACGGACGAAAACTATACAAGAATTTCTGGAAAAGCCGTTACCTGGAAATTTGTTGATACTGGACTAACAAACGGGGTTACATATCAATACGCAATTACAAAAATATACAAAAGTGTTTTTGAAACAGCGTTTTTAGAAACTATGTTAATTACCCCTTCTCAACTTGCATCAAACTATACTATCATTACTGGAAAAACTGTTTGTGCTTTAAACAGCAATCAACGTGTTACTTTTTATGTAGATTTCAACAGAAAGTTTAAAGGATCTGAGCTTATAAATAAAATAAAAAAGATTTCTACTTATAGGCCAGATTCAGATCCTCGTAAAATGGTTGTGCAGGTTACTGTAGAGGATCTAACCGGAAATTTAGTTAGTTTGTCTAGCGATTCCGTAAAACCAATAGGCCAATAGCATGGTACTGAAAAGAAAAGCAAGTTTTACTGCCTATCATGGTTCAGATACGCCTGATATTGAAAAACTAGAAGCAAACCAGCCTGATCTTAAGCACGGTGGGGATATTGGATACGGGGTTTACGTTAGCGAAAATTTTGAAACCGCCAATGCTTATGGTAAATATGTGTATAGAGTATCTGTAAATATAGATAAGACAGAAGTGTATGATCTATCAGCAGAAAATCAAAATCAGGTTGAGGGAGAAGAAGGGAATTCTATTTTAGTTGGAGAATTTATTCCCCCTTTTTATTTTTATATAAAAGATCAAGCATATTTAGTAACCAGGGCAGATTTTGATACTGGTGCTGTTAATAAAGCAAAAGCAATGTTAATAGACTCTATTGAAGAGTTTATTCCACCACCTGCAGCAAGCAAAGATGCTATTTTGTATGATTTAGAACAAAAGGAAGGTATACCGGATCTCGATGATGTACAGATTGTTTTAGAGAATAATTTTAGTCCGGAAGAACTATCAGAAGAACAAATAGTAGAAGTACTAAACAAAGTAAAGCCTTATATAGACGAAGCAAATGCCTGGGCGGAAGAAAATTCTGCTCTTATTTTATCCTTAGATGAAATAGGGCAAGAAGTAGAAGCAGCTGGTTACAAAGCTTTGTACTTTGAACGGGCAGGTTCTATCGGGGACGAAATTTTAGTTTTTGACGAAAATAATGTTACTATAGAAGAAATGATTGATACTGCTAAATCAATTAAGGGGCACGTTGTGAATAGGCTAAAATTAGTTATAGAAAAACTTTCAAAAGTAATGGCAGGTGAAAATCTACTTTCAAAGTACTTGAAAGAGACTAGTACAAATAGAACAGAGTTTGCTAGCGAGTTAGGTATTACACCAAATTCTTTAGACAGGCTTTGCTCGTCTGTTAGAAGACCTTCTTTAGAGTTAGCCAATAAGATAGAAAAACTTACAAAAGGAAAAGTCCCAACGGGATTTTGGGATAGCATTCCAGCACACTCTCATGATTGATACGTTAGACAAAATTTATTCTTGTTTGGATGATTTAGGCTTAGATGAGTCTGCTGTAAACATTATCCACAATAGAAACTCTACCCTGGTTGAATTAGACATGAATACTATTAATAAGAGATATTCTAACTTAGAAAAAATTATATCTTTTATTGATTCTAATTTGAAAAAAATTGGAAATGTTTATCTTATTTCCAAAGAATATATCCTAACCGAGGAAGAAGTAAAAGACCTTGGAGAAGAGCTTGGCATAGATTGGTCTTCTGTAGAGTTTACTCCAAGAGACCTTCAAATGGGTTTCGAGGTAGAGTTAGAACATGGTTTCGTAGGTGAAGAGACTAACGTTACAGACGACGACATTTTTGCTACAGCAAAAATTGCTTGGGCACATTTGAAAGAACTACCTGACTACTATACAAGATTGCTAAAAATGGAAAATGCTGCTTGTAAACAAGCCAAAAAACAGTATAGGTGGAATGCGATGACCAAAGCGTATGAGAGTGCTCAAAAGATCCTAGCTGAAGAAGAAGGCAGTACGGAAGATCTAATCAGATCTCTTCTTTCGTCAAGTAATCTTGTTGATATAAAAGTACACGTAGATGGGGATACAGCACAACCAAATGATATTGTTCATGTTTCTTTTGCTCAATGGAAAGAGGAAGAAACTATCAAAGAAAATTTAATTTTAGGGATTAGCTCTACTTCAGAACAAGAAGCAATGGATCTTCTAAATAAAATAATTCCAGAAGACCTTCGCAAATTAATTAAAGGGGGAAGTGAAATTCCCTTTATTGGAAGTGTAGAAATTCTATTTGATGATTTATTAGCATTGGTAGATTTAATAAAATAAAAATCTTAGGACATAAAATCTGGAGTTTCCTATGAATACGTGTAAGGGTGCTGGGCCTTTCGATCAATGGCCCCTAGAACCAACAGATACTAATCCTGATGCAGCGGAAAGAACTCCAGTATCAGGAAAAAAAGAACGAGATAAAAAGAATAAAAAAGAAAAAGAATCTAAAGAGGAAGATCTGGAAAGCATGGTTACTTTAAATTTAACAAATACTCCTTTGGAGGAGTATACCTATAACAAGTATATCGGAAGTTTAGACCTTGATAAAATTGTAAAAAATGGGTTTGATGAAAACTCTGTAAAACAAGTTTCTGATTTACTAAATCAATTAGGTTTTGAACAACAAGATATAGAAGGCGTTACTAAGTCTCTTACAGAATCGATTCTAAAAAAAGAACCACAACAAAATGTTACCGATACGAACCAAAATAATTAGGAGAAAATAGATGAAAACTGTAGATCGTTTAAAGTTGGTTGCTAAGTATTTAGCTGTTTGGGACCAACCCGCTGTAATTTCTGATAAGTATTCAGAACCTTTGTCCTTTGCTGAAGCAAAGGAAGAAAAGAAAAAGGCATTTCCTCATAAAGATGAAACTCCTAGATTGAGTACTGTAAAAGAAGAACTTCCGGCAAAGACTGAGGAGGTTTACAAAGTAGAGGATGGAAAAGCTAAAAAGGCTCAATATACGGAAGTTCGGCCTGAGCAAACGGCTGTAAACCTAGGTGATTGGCTTAGGGAGCTTGACGTAAAAAATATTACTACTCCTGAAGAATTGGATGCTTTAAAAGCAGAACTAGATGCACAATTTCAGCAATTTAGAGATGAGCTTGTTCCTGCGGAAGAAGTTCCCCAAATGGAGCAAGAGGTAGACCAGGCTTTCCAAAATATTCAAGGTAAAAAGGCAAAAACCTCCAAAGTTAAAAAAGCCATGACCAAAGAAGAATTTGATAGATTACATCAGCAAAGACTTGATCGGTTATATGCAGAGTTGTCTCAAATAGTGGCAGAGTTGGTAGCAAGCGGAGATCTAACAGAAGAAGAAGCGAATCAATGGTTAGTGGATAAACAAAATCAGTGGGCTTTGAAAAATTAATACCTAGTATAATTGTGCAACTCAAGCATTGTTTTTGCTAGTGAAATAAACTCTTTATTATTCCTATTTTCTTCTAAAAGTTTATTTGTTTCTTCACCAATACCAGAATTTAGTATTGTGCATAGAAACTTTGCTATAAGAATTCTTAAGTTTCCTTCTTCACTAGTTAGCTCTTTTATTCTTTCTTCAATTTCTATGTCTTCAGCGGTTGGTAGCTCGTCTAACATGGTTCCCCTTTCGTTTCTCCTAGATCAATTATGAAAGACTCATCCAAAACTTTAGTTAGTTTTGGGCCTAAGCATTTAGAAATTTTATACTTTGTGTAGGCTAAAGCAATGTATAGATCTTGTGCGGAATAGTTTTTGTCTTTACAAAGAGCTGTTATGTAGTCTAAAATTTTGTTGTGTAATTCTACTATTTCTTTTTCTTTTTCTTCTAGATCAATATTAGACATTTTTTAACCTATGGGGCTATATTATAAATAGGAATACACATAGTTGTCCAACCCCCACCAATAAACACGCTAATAGGTATGGCACTACCTGTATCTAATGCGTTTGGCACAACCCAAGCGGAAGACCACCTTAAAAACTGTGGGGCCTGGCCATCGATAGCTACGGTGTTACCAAGTGCTTGTACTGCAGTTTTACCACCAAACGCACCTCCAGTCGAACTACCATACCCAGCTACGCCGACAAGAACAGTTGGTCCAATGTATTGTCCACCAAGAACACCAACACTTACACCATTAGCAGAAACACCGATCTCGCCGATGCCAATTACTCCGATGCCTGTTCCTAGCGCACCTGCTGCTGATCCCGAGCCATATACTCCTATAGCGCTAGCATCTGCATGATTTGATGCGTTTATCGCTAAAAAACTGGCTCCGTATATATCTACAGCAGAAGAGTTAGAATTTTTCACCTCTAGACCATACACGCCCTTGTCTACTGTAAAAGCGCCGCCTCTACCAGTTAGAACACTAACATATATTCCAGTTCCATTCGCAGCACCAATATCTGCTCCTATACCTTGATTAGCATAAGCACTTACACCAACACCGGAAACGGTTGCGTTAAAGCCTCCGCCTATTTCGTCTGCTATACCTAGAACACCTATAGCGCTTCCTTGACCCCATACAGCTATATCATTCGCCACACCCAGAACACCAATAGATCCAAAAAACCCCGCCGCATTGGCCGCACCATAAACAGCTGGAATTCCAGAAGCACATACGCCATTACCAGCACTTCCAATGCAATAAGCGCCAACAACACCAGAGGCCCACACACCAGTTCCGCTTTCCGCCTCCGCTTTTACTGCTATTGCCTTAGCTGCTTGTGACGTATTTCTAGCCGTTGCGGATACGCCGTGTACAGTAACGTTGGTTGATCCAGAGGCAGTAAAATATCCGGCTTGATCTTTAGCGCGTGCCCAAACACCCAAACTTCCATCGGCAACCGCATATACAGCAGGCCCACTGGCAACCCCAACCTTTAGTGTATTTGGTATAACTCGTGTATGTTTTCCAGTAGCATCATGTTCTTCTAGTAAATCATCACGTACATCCGCTGTTCTAAATTGGCGTATATCCCGAAGATTTCCTAGAAGTTCTCCTGTAGCGTTCCAAGTTACTGTGGCTAGTTTTAGTATGTTTTCATCTGCATATGTAGTTTCATTTTTATCTGTAGTAAACGTAGAACTATTTGCACCACCAAGACTACCACTAATAGAAACTATAATGTATTCACTAGTAGTATCAGAATATAATTTATATATTCCAGACGGAGTGCCTATGGGTAAAACTAAAACTTGTGATCCGGGTGTACCGTCTAATGGTGCTTGATAAGTTAAATTTGTTCCGTCCCAGGAAATAATTCCGCTCCCGGCAAGAGTGTTGTGAATATCTAAAATTGAAATATTTGCAGACCATAAAACATTTAAATCTCCTGCACCTGCTGGTACATAACTTGCTATCCTTACTTTTTGGGGCGCTCCAGCAGAATCTACATATATCAAATAATCTGCGGATGGTGTCGTGGATGAAAAAGCTAATATCCCATCAGTACCTGCGGCATATCCCGTTAGTGTTTCATATGAAAGCCCGTCAACTAGAAAACTATTTCTGAACCCGCCAATATTGTTTACTTCAATATAATCATTTATCAAATTTATAGAACAAAGTAATTGGGTACTATCTGCCTCTATTGATATTCCATTTTTATGGTACAAATCTGCATGGTCAAATGTTCCTCCCTCTATGTCATTTAGTGTCATCCCATGCGGGTTTGTTGCTGTGGGTGTTCCAGACCCTAACAGGTCTCTGTGTAGTGTATCGTCCGCACTAAACCTAGGGATTGTTTTTCCATAAAGAGATGAAATATTTATAGTATCTGTAGCGTCTGCAGCAGGTAAACTAGCATAGACTACAGAGACTTGTATCCAATATGTAGTATCATTGGAATATAGAACAGCAGTACTAGAAGAAGTAAAAGTAACACCAGCGCCTTCCGTATCTCCAGGCGCAGTCCAGAATAATTTTTTTGATGCCGATTCAAACCGCAGTGTTGCAGACCCCATAAGCGTAGTTTTGGCTATACCAACAAAAGTAACCCCAGTAACATTTGATGTTGCAGACGGGGTAGGATGATTTAGTGGTTGAACTACTTGTTGAATGTCCGCAGAAGTTAATGCATTTCCTGCACCCTGTGCGGTAACTATAGCCACCAAAATTCTATTTCTTTTTTGGTCTACAGTAAGTAAATTCCAGTCTGTTTCTGACAAAGAAGATACCGTAAAATCTTCTGAAACAACAGTGTCATGAGCAGTAAAAGGATAAAAAATTTCTGTTAGCGGATCCACTTCTGTTTCCGTATAGATTAAAGAAATATAGTTTTTTACCCCAGATGTATAATCTGCTAAAGCCTGCCCAACTACTGTTGTACCTGAAGTAATTGTAGAAATGCGCTCTCCAGAACCATCATCACCAATGTCTAAGGAGGCGTATTTTCCGCCTGTATATCCAGTTCCTGCACCAATGTCTATAAGAGTAGGATCTAGCGAGTTTACGAAAACCCTAAATCCAGAAACTATTCCCATTTGACATGCGCTGTCTATTCTTCGCAAAATAGACCTAGACCTGGAATCTTCTGTATGATTTAACTGTGTTGCGGTTGGTCTAGTATAATTAAAGTATTTTGAACGTTCCATTATAGCTCCTACGATTGCGGCAAAGTAAAGTCCCTTGCTATAGAATACTCCCTAAAACATAAACCTATAAACTCGTAATCATTTTTTCTAGGTAAATTTTCTATAGTTATTTTAAATTGTATATAAGGGTTTGTTATTAAAAAGTGTCCACCTATTGTTTCTCTTATCTCTTCCCAGGCTGTTAGATTAGAAGAACTTGTACCTTGTCTATAATACAGCTTTCTTCTAATATTTTCACTCCAAATACGATCTAATAATGAAATTTCTACATTATCTCCAGAAACGCTAGTTCCTGTAACAACTACTCCTATAGTAGATATAAGCGGCGTTGTTATATTTCCATCTTGATCTTCTTGTGTAGGGGATATAGCAAAATCATCATTGTACTGCATATTTGATAAAGTACAATTTTCAAAACCGTTCCACATATCTGTAAATAATTTGTAACCTGTTGGTTGTGGTTCATTATGGAGGAACCATTTTACTGGAGCTATATCGGCTACACAATCCATAACATTATTATAACATTCTCCGCTTGTTGCTGTAGATAACGTTGATGTACCTAAAACGTCAACATAAATACCATAGCGTATTCCATCGTACCCTAATAACCAGTTATCTACATCTACTGCTGATTGTGCTAAAATCCACCCAAAAGTAGCATCTTCTATTCTTCTAAAGAACGACGGATATACGTTATACCCGCCTATTCCTGTTTGCATAGAGGCTACTACACCAGGTCCTTGTGTTGCGTAAAATAAATCTGCTACTCTTTTATTGAATTTGCTTGCATTTTGATAGCGCATATTAGCGGGAAATAAGGAAGCAAACCCGTTTGAAGAGGTCATTGTTTTTATGTAATAATCATTTTTTGAGACATTAAATTCTGTTTCTGCTGATGCAAAAGCACGACTTTGTATAGACTTTATGAAAGAAACTTCTGCAGACTCTTCGTTTTCTACGTCCCAAAAATCATTATCTAACAAACTATAAAAATATTTTATTTTTGCAGTTTGTTCTACAGTGACAGGAGATCTTACACCACCCGTATCTACGTAAGTAGAGTAGACTGTGTTTGCTGTTCCTGTATTTACTAAAACTGAAATATAATCAGGAGTTAGATCATCATTTTCTTCGTCAATATATAAAATTCTTTTTTCACTTACTGTTGAACCAAAAGTGGCAGACCCAGAGTATAGAGTTCCTATTCCGGAATAAATTAAGTAGTCAACATCTGCAGAGGAACTTCCTAACGTAAATATACCTAAGTTATTTTTATATAATTTCCATTCTTTGCTTGAAGACAGAGCTAAATTGCGTATAGTACAATCACTATCTGTTCTAATACAAATATCTGTGTTATTTGACGTTAAGTTGTAAATAATTAGTTCTGTTAGTGAACTAAAGTCAAAACCTACATCAACCCTACTTGATACGTTGTAAATTAAATTTGTTTCTTCACAGTTAGAAATATGGTATCCTCTACCAATTCCGCCATTAGAACGTAGCCTTACACATTTATTATTTTTTACAATTACATCTTCACAAGAATCTATCTTTATCCCAGTAATATTTTCTCCGTAGCAATCATATACAATATTCCCACGAACGGAAATAGTTTTACTGCTTACTAAGCGAACATTATCTATATATGCAGCGGGTAATGGCATTTTTTAATTCTACTGCTTTAGTTGTACTTGTAGTTAACTTTTAGTATATTTGAATTTCAAAATTAGTTGTTTTGTATTTGTAAAATCTATTTCTTGTGATATAGAAAATTCATCCCCCGCCACAAAAGAAGAAACGTTTCCTAAATCATCACCAAGACACATAGAATATTCTTCTGTTGGTGTAAAATTTACGGGTTTGATTCTTCCTCTTGTAGTTCCTGCGTAAGGTACAACTAAAATCCCTGCGGTATCCACAATGTTCCAAAAAGCAGCTAAACCGAGGCTATCCCCAGCTATTTCAAAACCACCATTTTTTACTTTTCCATGATACTCTGTTTTTGGTTCAGCTGGAGTAACAATAGACTTCGCTTCTGGAACAGATAGCGCAATAGTATTCATTTTTTGTGTTGATAAGTTTCTATCTACCCATAATTGTATTACATATACTCCATAAGTGTCTAAAGGGCCAAACCTGGTTTTATAACTTGTTGGGTTTACTAATACAGCGTTTGAGTTTTCAGGTTGAGATAAAACTTCCCAGTCAAAATTTTCCCCAGAAGAATCTGTGTACAGTAATATATTGGAATTTAAAGAAATTTCTTTTGGTGAAGTCCCAGAGCCTTCAGAAATTATAGAATAAATTTTAAGCATGGCTTGCGTATATAGAATAACAATTTTGTCCACCAGATAAATTTTCTACTTCACAGTCAATAACATCTAGTCCAATTACTCTAATTCCGTAAACATTTCCACCAAAAATTAAATTTGACACATGACAATCTTCTACACGACCTAAAGACCCTGTGGCAAAAATACCATACCCGTCTCCAGAAGGGGACTCAAAGTTACTTACAGAACAGGTATAACACAAAAAATTGTCAATATTACTTGCAAAGATACCTATTAAGTTATTTGTACTGTCTGCTGCTTGAATTACGTTTATCCCTTGAAGAGTAAATCTGTCTGCCTCTAAAATAGCTATTCCTGCCTGATGTAACGTTGTTTTTTCTGGTTGTATGTATGCACCCTGCGGGTCTTCTGCAAAAATAGATCCATCTTTTCCTTGAATTACTACGGAGTCTGTTGTAATATAAGTTCCTGAAAGTAAACGTATTTGATCTCCACTATCAAAGACAGTTAATGCCTTTTCTATAGTTTTGTAAGGAGTTTCTCGTGCTCCGTTTCCCGTAGTATCATCCCCAGTTGTTGCCACCCAAATTATTTTCACGAGATACCTCTGATTCTAAACGTAAGAGTATGTAGTCCTAAATAGTCCTCTGTGTTTATTGTAACATCGTCCTGTGCCATGTTATTAGTACATGAGTAAACAACAGCATTATCTATAAGTATTTCAAAAATATAATTGGTAGTGGGACCAGGCGGGATAGGAGAATCTCCAAGACGGTATTGCGGTTCAGTGCCACATAGGAAAACTTTGGTTCCTGTGGTAACTTGGGGTTCTGTTCCCCACAAAAAGGTTAAAGTTGCCATGAATTTACCTAAGAAATATCTAACTCATCAAAATAAACAGTTACACTATTGATTAATGGTTCACCCGCAAAACTACTTGCATGACTATCCACATAACGAGGATTATTACAACAAGTAAACCAAATTTTGGCAACATCATTATTCGTTATAGTACGTGTTAGGGTAAGTTGCTCCCATGTGTCGGTAACATCTGACATTTCACATACGTGATCTGCGCCATCAATAAACATATGCAATTGTGGCCGTTTACCAGTTACCTGTGAAACAGTTTTCAAAACATATACGCTAGCAGTAATTGTTTGCCCAGCAGCCTTATAATAAGTAATAGGCGCACGATTATTGACCGCACATTGACCAACACTACTACCTGGAACTACTTTAAGTTGTATATTGGTATTTACTCGTGGGTCGATCGGGTGCGCCTCTTTAGTGATAATCATACCACCCTGACCAACGGCCAAAAACTTATTAGGAGTACCATTTACGGTTGCATTAGCTACTTCTACACAAAAATGTTCCATAGGAGCTATAAGATAATTCCAAGTGCCTTGTGGGTTGACAAGAGTGTAAGAAAGGATATTGAACACAGCATTTGTTTGTGCCGGTCCTAAAAGAAGGGAAGAAGGATTTACATACGTACAGTTATTAGACACATATCTTCCTTGTGTTCGAGTATTATATGTATTAATCATACCTACATTCTTTGAAACATTCGGTACTACAGTACCATATTTGCTATTTGCCTCATATACATTACAACACATCTCCTCGCTTCCGAAAAACAAAGCCCCGTATGTAGTACTTTTTATCTCATCATACATATTGTTGGTAAGATATATATCCGCTAATCCTGCCACATATAAATATATGCCTGCTCCCCAGTTACGCATACGGCAGTTTTGTATATAAATATTAGTTGCTTTGCAACCAACTCCCGCCAGTTGAATAGCAAAATAAGTACTATTGATTCCTACCATATTGACATTATTTATTTTTATTACTCTACCTGCACTTGGCTGGGATACACTAAAACTATCTCCAACAAGAACAATACCACTACCGCTAGTTATACATAATACACGTAATGTTTCAATATTTATACTTCCAGTAAAACACCCACCACCACCAGTAGTAGCTATAGGAGTGATTCCTGAATACCATGTATTTTTAAATGTAGGAGGATAGATAAAACTATTATAACAAGCTCCTAGATACCCTGCACCGCCATCTGTACTTGTAATTGTTAGGTCTCTAAATAAAGCAGCTTTTTGTTTTTCAACCGTATCTCCGCTGACTACAGATTGCCAGTCATTCTGCATATTCAAAATACCACGAACCATAGCACAATGAATATTATCCAGTTGATAAGCTGTTGCAGGCATACAACTACTAATACCACCAAGAAAAACTACAGGACCAGTAACGCTGGCATTCCCGTTATAAAGTTGTCCTTCTACAGAACAATTTTGTATAGTTGGAAAGTTTGGTATTTGTTGTGTGTAAATTAACGCACCACTATACCCGCAGTTTCTAAATTGACACCAGGAAAAGACAAACGTTGGTATTGTTGTAGCCACCCCAGCAGCTAAGTTAAACCTAAATCCTCTTGCCGCGCCCGCACCAGCAGGAACAGTAGAATTGAAAACAATATTTCTATCCATAACGGTAACAAAGTTGCCTACATCATGTAACCAAGAACAGTTGACAGTATAGGTTTTTTCGTCAACTTTACCATCGATCGTGGCAACTTCACCACGGTAACCGACCTGAGCGGCGGATTGATTAGCACCTGCACTAATTGCGACTCGTTGACCAATTGTCCAGTTAACGGGCCTGTCAACGGTCATTGCTTTGCCCGCACCAGATACAGAGATATGATTTGTCAGATAAGCGCGCTGATAGTTATGTACTAATGTGTATGTTGTAGTATTGTCACACGCAACAGGCATTGGTTCGTATTGGGACCAGGAAAGTGTGTCTGTAACAGAATTGTATGCCGTAATTTCTCTACACTCACCCAGATTTGTGCCTCCGGTAATTTCCAACCACGCCCCACGCCATAAATCGTCAGCACCAGTAAGGGTACTATCAACAAACGAAATTTTATCAGAGGCAGAATCTACTGTTCCGCTTGTACTTGGTGCAACATCAAAACCTTTTTGTGTACCATAGAAATAAAAGGCGGGTTGCCCTGCGTGTGTTGCATTTGCTTTAAGAATATAAATATCATGATAGTTAGCAGCAAGATTAAAATACACAGTAGCTGTTCTAGTATTTGGGATTGGCCCAACTGAAACAGTAGTAGGACCTACAGTATGGACACCACTTGAACCAATAAACCACCTACCTGAACTTTGAAGTGGATCAGTTGTATCGCTACTAAAATATAACCAACCATTCAGGGTCAATGTCCAGTTTGCAGCAGCATCCCCAACTTGGTTACGCCATAATAAGTCCCCGTATACTTTAATTGCTGGGGTTGCAGTGCTGGCTGATCCGTCTCCGACAGTAATGTCTCCGTCAATCCATACGCTGTGACCACCAGTAATAACAGCTAAATCCCCAACCCCTGGAGCAGCTGCTCCCCATGTAGCAGCATCTGACCAGGGGCCACTTTGTACGCTTGTTCTTGTCGCCATTGTTTCGCCTAAATTAGCACAGCACTAGCAAGAACAACATGTTGTTTTTTGCTAATACTTATAGTTTCGTTTATCGGTAAAGATGCAACACCATTTTCATCTTTTACATAATAATTATTAATAATTACAGCATCAACAGTTGTTACTGGATAATCACCATAACCTTCTTGTAGAATATTAACCAAATCGCTTTTCTGAATATCTGTATTTAGTCTGTACTCTGTAGATACATATTGAGATAAAGCATTTCTAACTCTGTTTCTTGTCGTAGGAGCATCTGCGTTTTGTAAAAGAGTTAGGGTAGCATTTATGTATAAATACATAGGATATGCTTTTTTTATTAGCAAGTCAGAAGTTAGAATTTTATTTTCAGACAAATCTAATGTTTGTTGGGAAGCATATATTTGATTAGAGTATGAATAAGTTACAGTAAAAGTTTCTCCAGCGACTAACCCAGCTGTTCCATATATCTCAATATAATCCAACGCTTGAACACTTCTACGAAGTGGGGAGGTTGAATCTTTATTTACTGAATAATTAGCAATGGATAATACTCCTCCTGAAGTAATTACATAAGACACATCTAAAATTGGCCTAAAAGAAAAGTAATATCTAGATTTAGATGGATCATATGTAAACGTTTCTACATAGGTTGCTATAGAGTTATCTATAACATAAACTTCTGCTCCGGTAGCCCTTTCTGCTTCGCTCTCCTCGGAGCGCACAGCATAGGCGTCTAGAAAACCTAAACTTTTTAGTTCTGCGTTTAGCCCGCGAACTATGTTTAGATCTCTTCCCGTAGCTATTTGACGAATACGTTCTCTAAGGTCATCATCTATTTCTTGATCCGCACCACCTATAGCTGATACTAAGTTTGTAACACCACTAATTTCCGTTACAGAAGAAGTTAGTTTTGCTATATACCCAATACCCACATTTCCAAGTGTTCCTGTTGTAATACATGTAGCAGCCGCAGAAAACTCATACCTGGATCTATCGTAAGAGTAATAACTGTCTACATCAGATAACAAAAAAGTGGTGTCACCGTTTGTAGAAAAAGAAATTGGTGTAGATAAGGTAGTTCCTGCTGTTTGTACTTGCGTTGCGGCAGGTATTGTTAGGTTTGCTATAGGTCTTGTCGTTGTATAAAATGTAAGTGTAACTGTAGAAGTTATACCTGTATTTCTTTCTAATTTATAGTTTGATGCTTCATTATCTAAGTCTGTTCCGGAAAGCGAGTCTAAAATATGTAGGTCTTTAAAGGTACCTACTTGATCCAAAATTACTTTTCCGGCTAACGAATAGGGTGTAAGCAGTAGGTCTTTTGATAGGCTGTTATCCCCAGTGTCTAAGCTTCTATTAAAAGATCTTAGAAATGTTCTAAGTTCAGCCAGAATTGTTTGTATAGTTTTTATTTCGGCCATAGGCTCTCTCTTCTATTATACACACGTTTTATATCACGTTACTTTTTATTTTTTTTAGGTCGCAAGAATCTATTGCTTCTACCAGGTCATTTAGTATGTCTCTTGCCTGCCGTAACAGAGCTAAATCATAGTTCTTTTTATTTAGTGCTTCTTGATATAGCCTAATTTGAAATTGCAAATCCTCTACGTCAGAAAATAAAAAATCCTGGACAGTTTTTGTTACTGCCGATACATTAGCAACAGGAGGGCAATCCGCAAAGTTTTTTGTTGCTGCAAAAAGAAACGCAACAGGTTTTTTAACTGTGTCAACAGCTGTAGATAACAACTGTTCTAGTATTTTTAACCCAGCCAAACGTAGCTGGTCTTCTACCGCGACTAGTTGACTAATTATCTTAACTGCCAATTCTGCAACATCTATAAGAGCATTTAAATTTTCAACTAGTGCTTTTAATTGCTTTTTTTGGTTTTCACCAAAGGTTGCGATAAAAGCACAAAGACAAGCAATAGATTCGTCAGAGTTATCTGTATAAGCCATGAAAAACAGTCTACCCTAAAAACCTAAAAGTGCTTTAACTCTAGACCGTGAACGTTTTTGCAGATAGTGCAGATGTCAGGGCTACTTTAAAATTACTAATTGCTGTTTTCAGAGTGGTGGTAGCTGCTACCATGGGAACCGCTTGTGCTGTTAAAGTAGCTGGATTTAGCCCAGAAACAAACGTTAGAAGAGCAGAAGAGAACACAGTTAGGGCGTCCATAAAGGCACTTTCTGCTGTAGTATACGTGGTTCCTTTTATTACGGACTGATTTGCGGACGCCCCTCCTAGTTTAATTTGTACCCCGTCTGCCATAAAGTTACCCGCGAGTACAGAGTGCTCTATACTAGAAAGAGCTGTTTGTTTTATAGACCCAGACGCAGCGGTTAGTTCTATACCTAGTGGCGCGGATTGCTTTAGTTTTCCAGTCATAGAGGTAAGTTCAATATTGCTTACTTCATCTATCTTTAGTGAAGCTAGAGGAGCAGGACCAGCAGTTACCTCTAGAATACCTCGTAGCCTAGAACCAAAAGAACTTATTTCGTCAATTCCAAGAGTAGTATCTTTTACATATCCCAAATGGGCTCTTCCTAATTTAACACCGTTTTCTTTTACTTCTATATAGGCTTCTACCGCAGGTGTTAGGCTATCTCCCAGACTCACTGTTGGTCCTTGCCCAGGAAGATCTCTTATTACAGAACCCAAGGCTGCCATAACTCCGTTACCTGCAAACTGTAAAGTTAATGCAGCTGTTTTTAACAACCTATATTTACTTAGATATTTTATTCCTTCGCTTAGGCCATTTAGAAGACCCATATCTCCAGAATTTGGAAAAGACAGGAAGGTTTGTTTTAGCATATTAGTTATAAAAACTTCTCCATCTTTTACCAATTTTGTAAGAATAGTTTCTCCTGTTCTTTCGTCTTTTATCTCTCCTGCTACCTTTTTTGCATAGCCATATTCTATATTACCTAAATAGTAAGCCCAGTTTTCAAATCTAGCTACTAATCCCACATCTCCTACTTTTGGAAAAGATAGATTTCCATGGCTTCCTAAAACTAATACATTATTTACGCCAGCAGATCTTCCAATCCAAGCTACGTTTACTAATCTGTCATTTATATTTGTAGAAGTTACTTTAGCAGGAGCTAATGTAAGTTTTTGAGTAGAATAGGGCATAAATTACCTACTGGGTTTCGCTATACGTGGTTTTTTAACTTTGTGTATTATCATACATTTTAATTAGACCTTTTTAAAATCAAATATGTTAATTACCTCTTTTTGAAATGCTTCGTATTTTGTTGTAATTGTATTAATAAATGTCCCTGCAATCTTCCTTATTGGTGAAGAAAGATCTAAAGGTTTGTTTCCTTTGAAATATTGGTCTGCCTGTATCATCAAATTATGAACATCTGGAGGTTGTGATAAAAAGTCTCTCCCAAAGTTACTACTTATTTCTGTTCTGGCTGTACCACCTATTTCTATAGTATGTGTTATAGACTGCACATAAAATATTTCTCTTCCAGGCATAATACAAATAGGCATAGCTAATTCTAATTCAGGTCTAAAAACAATTGTGTCAGATCTACTATATAATTCTGCGTTCATAAACATAAGTAATTCCCGTGCAGCGAAATCCGGAAAACGCATAATTTCCCCTGAATCGTCTTCTACCCAAATAGGATCGTTTATTAGGGGACAAGTAAGTTCTGCACGCCTGTATCCAAATCTGCTTTCTAAAGTAGTTGCTGTAGCGCCGCCAATTAGACTTCCTAATTCAGGAGTAATTTGCGTAGTATTTTCTACACCAACTAAACGTAAATGAGTAATAAGCTCTTCTATATTATACATAGCGCTTGAGCTAAAGGATTCTTCTGGCCCAATTATTTGTGCTCCAGGAAAAATATTTTCATGCTCTATTTTTTCTCCATCAATAAAATAGAGTAAATCATACTTTATAAAATTAGTAGCTAGTCTATATGGGTGGTATTGTATGTTTCCCCAAGAATCTACGTAGAGTTGATAGTAAACAAGCCTTGCTACATCTTGCAATATAGATAAACGAGAATCAAAATTTGATTGAAATACGTCTATTCCAGTAAAGCTAAAAACTCTATAAGGGGTTATTTGTGCTCCCCAAGTAACTACATTTCTAGGTCTTTTGTGCGATGTTTTTGCTAAAGCAGTATAAATACAAAATTCATCTTTTTTTATAGCCCTATCTTCTGCTAAGGTAACTGGGGTTTTGTCTAGAACCCTATCTGTATAGGACTCGTCTTCATAAAAATCTGCTATTAGTTCATAATTGCCTATTCCATCAAATGATTGGAATCCAGATTTTTTCTTACCAACAATAACATCTCTGGTTTTACCTTTTTCACTATCCCAAACTATAGACCCGCCCAGAAACATTGCCTGAACAATTTTGAAATGATCTATGTTATAAAAAGGCATTTGAAACATATTTAGTTGGTTTTGTGTTTTTCCTTCGCGTTCACCGTATTGTACTATTGCTGGATTTACCATTTCATGACTAAATCTGGCAACCTCTAGACCATCTCGACAATTCACAGTAATTGATATAAACCCCTCACTGTTTGCGTCTGTTACTGAGGTTATAAAACCATCAAACAGAGGGAATATCCAATCTTTATAAATTCTTCCTTGTGACCAAATCATGACAGGTAACATAGGTACAAGAAGCTGATTTAAAATACCAACAGTTTTGTTAAAAAATAATCTTATTTTTTCACTAGTTTTGACATTCCAGTTGTCTTTTAGCGTAAAAGAAGCAGTACCTACTTCACATATTTTTCTTTGCACAGAAATGCTAGTTAGAAAAAAATTCATAATATAGTTTATAAATTCAGACATAGAATCTAAGTCTTCTAATTTTTTAGACCTAGATAATGCATCTTTAAATAAAGTGTTTCCCGTAGTCCAAGATTTGTTATAAGAAAGCTCATATTCAAAATAATAATAGAAGAAATTTAGTAATTCTTTTGTAGTATTTCTTAACGTTGTTTCTGAGACTAACCGTTCACCACCAATAGCATAAGTATGATTAAAATCTATAGTGATTATTGTTTTTGGTTTAATAGTTTGGTCTGGGACTATATATGGGACATCAAAAACAGAAATATTATATGCTTTTGGAACATATTGATAAGCACTCTTGTTAGGACCACACTCTATACGGTACCTATAAAGAGTTTGAAATATTGTTTCAAAAATAGGGTCTGCCATTATGCCCCTAGATCTATAAGTCCGTTTTTGGGAAAATCAGTATCTTCTCTTTTTTCTTGATCTCTTAAATCTGCTAAGTTTATTACTGTTATGTTATATTTCCAATTCCAAGGAGAATCCGCCGCAATAGAAAAAGAAAAATCAGTAAAGAAAATTCGCATAATTTCTTCCCCTAGTTCTAATATAAGCACATCTCTATCCGCGTCAAAGTTTTTGAATAGGTTTTCAAGTTTTTTGAAAGTCTTATATTTAGGTGACATATTTAGTAGTTCAAAATATGTCATTTTTCCATAAAGAAGGTTATTAAAATCTTTATTATCTACACCAAGGAAATCTAGTGGATTAGTTCCAGATTGAACTACCGTGGGAAGAAGATTTCCAGTACATCCGCTTATGCTTATTGTTTCTAAATCTGTACCCCAGTCAAAAACTATAAACCTTCCTGGTGCGTTTGTTTGAACTTTTTGTGTAATTTTTGCTTTTTTTCTGTCTATAGATTGTGGGTTTACTTTTAAGGCTATACTTACTTCTGGCTCCACATCAAAATTGCCTTCTTCTAGAGCAGCAGCTATAGTTTCTCCCTTATATTTTTTAAATGTAAGCCTATCTAAGTTACTTTCTGGAGTAAGTAACTCAAGAGCACCTCTTGCTAAATCACCTATTGTTGACATTTATGCCTCATAAGGCAGCAGTGTTATTATTATATTCTGTAGAAATATGTGCAACAGCCTTCTGAATTGCTCTTCTCGCTCTATCATCTTTTAGTAGCCTCTCAAGCTCTGTTTTTACAAAATCAAGGTCTTCTATAGTATGTATGTTTTGATCTCCTACTGCGCGAACTGCCTCAACGAAAAGACCCATAACTACATTTTGTTTACTCGATGGATCTAATGCCTTTGGTAAAGCTTTTTCGAGTTCAGCAAATTTGGGGGACTCCTCCATAGCCTTCAAGAAATTTGCAGTAGGTGCTTCAAAACGGTGCTCACCAGAGTGTCTATATTGTGAAGTTGCTTCCCAAGCCGCTTCCCTTTGTTTTACATTAGTCCGATGAGCCATACCCTCCTTTATTTGTCCTGGAGCTTTACCTAGTTCTTTCATCTCCTTTGCAGTTAAAGCCTCTACTAATTTATTTATAGCCTGTACTATTTCTGTAACCAATGGGCGTAAAGAATTTTTTACCCATTGATTAAGTAGTTCTTCGTAGCTTTTTATTCCCCTTGCTATGGTTGAACCAAGATTTATCATTGCGGCTCTGGATTTTTTTGTATCCTCTAGTTCTTTTTTAGCTTCGTCTTGTGCTTTTTTTAACTCTGCTCTCAATTTATCAGCGTTAATCTCCCCACTTACGGTTGCACTAGCTAGGCTTCTTGCTACAGTGCTTTCGTCCATCCCCATAGCAGCAAAAATTTTCCTCATTTTAAACATAGCTTCATTCATGCTTACACCAGACTGTCCAGCTAATTTTTGTGCTCCTTCTATTGCTCTAGCTAATTTTTCTCCTGGTTCTTGTTTTTCAAAATCAAACAGCTTATCTATAGCTGTTTCACCTTCTCCAAGAAATACTTTCCAACCATCTTCCATGTTTTGGCCAAAACGCGCTGCGGTTTTTGCTAGATCTCTTTTAAATTCTTGTGGCACTTCCCCAAGCCCTAATGCACCACCTTTTCTTACTAAGACATTATATAAAGATACTGTTCCTAAGAGGTCGGTATTGAATCCGCGAACAGAATCCCCCATTTGACTCCAGTCATCAGCTACTTGACTTATAGATAACCCGTCTATAGTTTTACCTGTTTTTTGTAATACAGTATTATAATCCCTAGCTCTGTCTCCTGCCATATTGAATTCAGTCATCATTCTGTTTATGCTTTCTGCTTGTTGTTGTGCGCTTGTTCCTCCTGCTACCTGATTTGCATGTAATTCTACTGCTGATTTTCTTAGTGTGTCCATCTCCATACCAGTTTGTGCTAAAGCATTTAGATTTTTTCCTATCTCATCAAAATTCATAGCAAAAGCATCGCGCATTTCAAATATTGTGCTTTTAGACGCTTTAGCGTTTGCCACGAATGGGCCACCCATTTGAGCAGATATCTGTTTAGAATAGGCGGTTATCTTTTTGTTTTCATTAGCAATTTCTAAAAATAATTTTAAAATACCTACAAGGCTAAATTGAACGCCTGCTAGACCTAGTATCCAAGAAGCTGTTTGTTTTAATTGTTCTTTTAGAATCTTTTCTAGTTTCTTTTGTGATTCTTCCTGCTTTTTTTTATCCTCAGCACCTTTAGTATTATGTTTTTGAATTGTTTCAAGTGTGGTTTTTATCTGCTGTAGTTCTTTAGCAAGAGTAGAACCTAGAGACATATTAGACAAAGCACTAGAAAAGTTAGATATATCTCCAGATATAGTAGAAAAGGCGTTTTGTAATTCTTTTAGCTGATTCATAAGATCGCCACCAACACTCAAAGATGCAAATTCTTTTGATAGGGCGCTAGCAGCACTTTGCATTTCTGCTAAGTTTGTCTTTGCTTGAGACGTGTACTCTACTGAATTTTGAAGAGTACTTGCCCAGTTATCAAAAGCAGCGCTGTCTACGGTAAAATCAGCCAAGAACTTCCTCGTCTTCTGCGTAGAAGTCTTCTATTACTTCTTCTTTAAGATCTCCACTATCAGTCGTTGTTATTACTATTCTTTTCCTTTTTTCCTTCTGCAGCTCTTTGCTTTTTTCTGCTCTTATTTTTTCTAAAGCGTCTTTTACTATTTTTGGAGACGAAAGCTTTCCTGTTGCTCTTCCTATTCTAGACTGTTCAGCAAATACTGCGTTTACTTGTCTGTATTCTTTATTATCTATTTCTTTTTCAGCTTTGTACATATGTGGGTTTATATAAAACTTAAGATGATCCAATAGGTTATTAGCCAAAGACATATGATCATCCTTGTCTTTACTAATACTATATAATAGTACCAATTTCTGTAATATGTTTAATTCGCGAAATTTTGGGTCTGTTGGGAGAACTTTGAAGTGTGTAATTATCTGTAAGTCTAATTGAAGAAGACTAGACTCTAAAATTTTTTTTTAAGATCTTCTTCAAAAATTTTAGCAACGTCAGTCTTAAACTTTTCGTACTCTTTCCATAAAGCATCGATTACTAAAGGTGATTTTATCTTTTCAGATAGAATAACTTTAGCCTCATCCAGAGCAGTTGGTTCTCTTCCGTGTTTATCTTTAAATACTTTCCTGTCATCACTACCAAGAAAAAGAGGTCTATTGTTTATTGTTTTTACTGCTCTAGCTAAGGTTTCTAACTTTTCTGCTATTTGTTGTGCAAATAACGAGTTAAAATTGCTAGCAAATTCAAAAATGTCCCTAATTTCATATGGAAGAAGTGTTCTAAAGATAACTTCTATCCTTATATTTTTTTCTTGATTATCAAATACAAGAATAGGTTTTGACTCTACATACCCAAGAGTAAACAAATCTTCTAAGGTAGTTACGTCCGATAAATAGTGTGGAGTTTCTTTTACAGCCGGTTCTGGAATGTCGGTCATACTCGCCTTCTTTTTCGTTTCGAAAGTTAGTTACTACTATCTAAAACCACGAACAGTACGTACTTCAAAAGTCATGCTCTCTACTACGCGAGCTTGGCCAGTAGATTGTGATTTGCCCCAGTTTGAACACACTGCATCTACGAAGGTTAGAACCCTGGTTCCTCCGCCTAGTCCAGCAGGAAGCTGCATTATTTCTACAATGTTCACTGGAAAGGTAAAGTCTTCTAATGTATGTATTTCTCTTCCAACAAGTTCAAGGAGAGACTTTTGATACAATTCAACCTTTTCAATATCAACTGAAGTATCTGTACCGCCCCAAACTATCTCTTTAGTTTCCGGACCACGAGAAAAAAGAACTTCACGTATTCTTTCGACGTTACGGGTTGATTTTGAAGAAAACTTTTCTAGTGTACCTATTTCTTCATTGTTGATAGTTATAGTGTATGCATAAAAAACCGATGCTTGGGTTTCAGGAACTGCAGTTTGTGGGTAGGCCATGTGCTAACTCCTAGAAATTAAGAACAAACGTAAACACTACATCGATCCATTGTAGACAAAACGCTGGCTTTACTTTTCCGCTGATATTTACTTTTCTTGGTTCCACAGGATCCTGCGCAGCTGAAACAGCTTTAAAATCTTCTATAATCTCTTGCGAGATAAGATATTCAAGAATATTTTCGGAAGAAAATACTATAGAGCGGATTAGTTTAGTTGTAATTTTCTTGTTTTGGAATACAGGATATAGGCCATCTCTCCAGTATTTCTTTACATAATCCTTTACATCTTGCACACCAAGATCTTCAGTTAGAGCACTAGTGGTATCAGTTGTAATAGCTAAAATGTTTCTGGTAGAGGTTCCGCTTATGTTTGCTGGAGATACACCGCGCTTTACTAAATAATCTAACTCATCTGGTGTAAAGGTATCGGTCATATACACGTTTGGAATAACCTCATTAGAAATTGTGTTACCAATACCAACAGAACAAAGTTTTCCAGCTAATGCTGCACAATGGAACTTAGTGTTGAACGTTCCGGAAACCCCAGCCACTGTGCATTCTCCACCGGGGGTTGCAGGAACAACCATGCGTTCATTCGCGTACCCTTGAGCATAGGCAGCAAACTGTTGGTAAGTTGTTCCATCTGCTAGAGGAGCAATAACAGTCCGTTCCTGTGCTCGTTCTGGTTGTGATACTATAACAGCGTGGTTGAAAAGAATGTCTGCCGCCGTAGTTGTATTTAGTGTTCCTACATCCATAGGGATTAAAAATAGTTTATATCCTGTTATTTTATTTAGCTTCTCTCTAGCAGCAATGTAAGCAGTTTCTAACTCTGAATTAGTTGGAACGTCTGGGTCTACCCAAGTACTTGGGTCTAATTGACAAATAATAACCCCACGCCCGCCAGCGTTTAGAACTAAAGAACCACTAACGGAAACATCGTTTACAGCACCATTTGTACGAAGTTTATTTCCGTGATCACTATAAATTAAGTTTTCATCAAAGTACAGGATAGGCTCATAAGCAGAAGCCGCTCTGGTTTCTGTATAAGTAATATAATAGTTATTACCATTAGTTGGGGCGGATCCCGCCGGAAGCCAGGAAACATCCCCAGTAGCTAATTGGTAATCAACGCCGTCTACATACTTAGCAACACCAGGAAGGTCCCCAATAGAAACTATCTCATTTACGGTAGTTACTGTTGGTATTGTGTCCGTAGTTCCAGCACCCTTTGTCATTTTGTAGTTTTGAATACTACAATAAGGATCTCCTGTTCCTACGATTGTCGGATATCGCTCGTATAATGGGGGAGCTATAATGCCGGTATCATTGACGATTCGTATAATTAATCCAGGAATTCTTTCAGCCATTGTAAAATTCTCCTGCCTAGTTACAGACAATAATACTTTATTTTTCTTTTGCTTCTTTAACTATTGGTGCTAATCTAAAGAAATTTGAGCAATGATGTCTACACAGATATCTCTTAATCGCGCCCCACTAATTTCTTCCCTATAATCCCAAGTAGAAATAATTCCAAAAGTGATTGAAGAAGTATACAATGGAAAATCTATACCAGGTAAGCGCAGCTGACTATGCCCACCAACCGTAGGATGTTTGTTTATCTGTATTCCATGTTGTTCAAGAAAATCTTTTGCCATAGGGTGAGATAAATATAAAGTAACAATGTCTACTAAATTATCTCTTTCTGGCATACTTCTTGCTCTAACAGATATAGTAAAGTCTATATAGAAATTACCACTATAGTGATCCCATTGATCATCTGCCTCTATTTCACTCTCAACAGAAAGAGCAAAATCTTTAGCTATAGAAATTGGTTTAGAGATTACGTTACCGTCCCCAATTAGAACGGCTGGGAGGTGTTGTTCATCCCAAGAAAAAAGGCTATTTACAAAAGGTGTATTTGAAAATTCTATTTGTACAGTACCATCAGTTAGAACTAGTTGACCTCTTTCAGCGGCTATAAAGATAGATTTAATATATTTTATAATATACTCTTTAGAAAAACGAATACCTCTATAAAAGGTTTGTATAGCCATAGTTTAATCTACTTGCACACTAAAGTTATAAATAGATGATCTTGGGTCAACTTCTACTAAGTCAAAATGTTGAGAGACAACAATATCTTCAATGTAAATCGGAGTGTAATCAACTACCTGAAAACGCTCACCTGTAGCTGCTCTTACCACAACATCCCACTCTCTGACTGTAGGCGAGTAATTTGGTGGGGTCGTCCAATAAGTGGCTTTTTCTTCTTTTACAAAACCACCTTCTTGCACAGTTAGGTCTGACAGCGTTCCTGGGAAAGCCAACAGAAACTTATTTGGTGCAACCCTTGAACGTATAACAGCAGTAGGGTTTAGCCATTGTTCATAAGAGAACAGGGATCCATAATATCCAGGATCGTTGTCTACGTCTGGCTGTAGCATATCAAAGTTTGTTGCTGGGCTAATTATTCCATAAACTAAAGTGGTTATGTATGTTGGATAAAACGGAGGAGTATTAAAAATCATGTAAACAGCATTTTCAACTTTATTTCCAGCAGAATCTAGTTGATTTCTGTAAATGTCAAAGGCATATTCATCTCTATCAGGAATAAATGAGTACTTATCAACGCTTGCTTCCCAAACAGAGGAAATTCCACCGCTTCCCTGCACAGTTGCTGTAAGGACGCCTATATCTGGGTACTCCGTTATTGGATCAGTATTTTCTCCCCAAATTTTATAACGCCAATATCCTGTATCTGGATCAGTGTCATAAGCAGAAGCTACTTTTGTTATTGTACTTACTCGTCTATCTTCAAAGTGAAAGGTAGAGTTTGCTCTAGCTTTTCTTTTAAGAAGATAACAGGCTTCCCCCATTATATTGAGGGCATCCCAGTTTTGTCTAACACCAAAAGTTAGAATATTCGTACTTCTACGAATAAGATATGGTTTTGACCATAGTGGCATACACCTATTTTATACTATTTTGTATTTGTAAATTTAACTGTTGGGAAGATTTGTAGAAAAGCAAAGAGCAGAGGTGTAGGCACTTGACGGGTATACAGGAGAAATATATAAGAAATTTTTAACTAATTTTATTTCGTTTTTATTAACTATAATTAGTAAGTCATCTTTGATGTCTGTTAATGTTCCTTCAAGTATTATGTTTTCAGTTATACATACCTGTACTAGAGTTCCAAGTAGTGATTGTAGCATCCAGACCCCTACTTTGTTGTTGTTTTTGGCTCAGTATCTGTTACAACGCTTGTAGTTTCTGTTGCTGTTGAAACTACCTTTCCAATAGCCTTTGCAGGCTCTGAATACAGCCCGTGCCTTTTAAGAACGTCACCAAAGTCCTCAAAGTCATGAGGAAGAATTCTAAAGCGTGTCTCACCTGTTTGATCGTTATCCTCAACCCAACAATGGCATAGTTCATGATCTAAAATAGCGTACTTTTGCTTATCTTCTAGTTGGTTCCATTTTTCATAAACAATTGTGACAATAAAGTCATAACCGCTTAGTGCTTTTGTTTTTGGACCACACTTCTCGGCTGTAGCTACAGCCTTTTTACCACGAACAGTAATATCCTTGTTGATATACAGATAAGCAATCTTAGCGTTTACAAGATGTGTATGGTATTGCCTAATCAAGTCTAGGGCAATCTTCTCTACTAGTTCTCCTGCTGGATCATACTGAGTTGGCACTGCCTTTGTTTGCATTCCGCTTTTAGAACCCTTGGGACGCCCTCGTGGCATTTTATTCTCCTTTTTTATTAAGAATGTACTCTATTGGTCCGTGTATCTTATGGTTATCTTTACATTTTTTGTTTTCTGCTTCCCACATTCTGATGCACTGCTCCGCGTGTCTTCTTGTGTAGAAGAACGCCACGTCCATAAAGTCGTACACCAGGTATATTTTTTTGGGTGGTTTTCTCATGTTATCTCTCTTGAGATTATACACACCTTTGCCTGATTTGAAAAAATTTAATTCAGGATATGACGCGGTGCATTATAAACGGAGATCCAACTAAAGATCTTTTAGGAACAAAGTTAGAACTTAGTGACCTCTTTACCGCTTATTTTTAGTTAGTTTCTTACTTTTTATCTACTTTTTGTGTATTATTCTTATACGTAGTTGAAACTAAAAAGAAAAGATGAAAAAATTAATTTTTAAAAATTATGTCACGAATGTAAAAATTCTGTGTATACTACCGTTAAAAACTTCGATTCGCATTGCTTGCTTCCGAAAGAAGAGTTTCCGAAGGAAAGGAAGCTACAGGAAGTAAGCAGCATGCTTGGGAGATACGCAGTATCTCACAGGTCATAGATAGACATAAGTTAGTATAAAATAAACGTTATTTACTTTATCTTTGTAAAACAATAGAAATAATTATTATAATATCAAAGACCGAGATCTGTCTTGAGTTTTTTAATTAAGTTTAATGCTCTATTTTCTTAGATCCTGTGTATAATTTCGTTAGGTGTAATTTTCCTCTAATCCTAAGAGGTATTTAATGCAAGCTAGACTAATGTCTTCTTCTGGGTTTTTATTTGATGCTTGTAGCTTGACTGTTGAGGATGTGGACATACTAGCAATAGCTAACTCACTGTCAAAGCAGTGCAGATTTTTTGGTAACTGTTCTGAGTTTTACAGTGTTGCACAGCACTGTGTGCTGCTATCTAACATGGTTGAAAAGAAATATCAAAAATGGGCTCTTTTACACGACGCTGCTGAAGCTTATCTTTCAGATCTCGCTGCTCCTATAAAGAAGCTTTTACCGCAGTATGTAGAACTAGAAGAAAATGCGTTGAAAGTAATAGCAAAAAAATTTGATTTAGAATACCCCATCCCTGAACCTGTGCTGGAAGCAGACCTGCTTCTTAGAAAAGCAGAAATGATAAATTTGTTTGATTCTTATTATGATTGGGAATCCGTTATAGATTTTACTGATGCTAGGGGAATTGTTGTATCTCCTTATCCTTCTTGTGATGAAGCAAAGTTTCTTTTTATAAATAGGTTTAAGGATCTTTTTGGAAATAACCTAACCCCTTATAAAACAACAAAAAAGAGGATTTAAATGATTATTGGCCTAGCAGGAAAAGCACAAGTAGGAAAAGATACTGTTGCAGATTATTTAGTAGAAAATTTTAGGTTTGAAAAATTTGCCTTTGCTACAGCTTTAAAACAATTTTGTTTGAATCTGTATTGTTTATCCTCGAGCCAACTAAATACTCCAGAAGGAAAAAGTACGTTAGATAAACACTATGGAAAAACACCTAGAGAACTTCTTCAAAAAACAGGAGAGGCTCTCAGAGGAGTGTACCCCAATATTTGGGTTGATCAGATTGAACGAAAGATATATAATCACCATCGAGTTGTTATTTCTGATGTTAGATACAAAAATGAAGCTGAGTTTGTAAAAAACAATAAAGGAATTCTTATTAGATTAGTAAGAGAAGACTTTTGTATTGGGGGAAAAGAAGCACAGCATATAAGTGAAAATGATGTAGATAGTTTTGGATCATTAGTAGACCTAACTGTTTCTGTAAAAACAGGTGAAGTAAATAGACTAAAAAGTTCCGTAGTGGATTATCTACTTTCGAGGAATGTTCTGTGATTAGGAGAAAAGTATGATTGGCGAGGAGCGAGTTAAAAATTACGATCAATCAATTGTTCTTGTAGTGCAGGGTGGGGCTGGTGATGTTCTAGCAGCAACCCCTATGATTAGATCTATGAAAAATACTTACCCAAGAGATCGGCTTATAGTTTTAGCTACACACCCCTATATGTTGGCACATAATCCTTACATTGACATGCTTATAACTTATGATCCGCAGTTTAACTCTAATAACGATACTAAGCTTTTGTTTGATGAGTTTGTTTCAAAAAAGGAAAAAATTAGATTTTTCAAACATCATTTTCCTTATGATGCTTATTTAGACTCCCCGTTTCAAACTGCAAAAACCTTGCCAGAAGCAATTTGTAATTTATATAACTGTGTTTATGATGGTAAGCCTTTAGACTATAGCATAACAGAGTGGGAAAAATGTGCGGCTAAGGCTTTTATGGAACAATTCTCAAAACCTGTTGTATTTTTACACCTTACAGGTGTTTTGCCTATGAAAAATTTGCCGTTCGAAACCATTTTACCCATAGTAAAAAAGTACAAGGATAAGTTTGAGTTTGTTCAAATTGGGTCTGCCAAGGATGAACCAATCAAGGAAGAAGGCGTTATAAGTGCTCTTGGAATGCCGATTAGGGACACAATTAGTGTTCTGCCTCATGCTAAGACGTGTATAATGATAGAGAGCCTATTTGCACATTGTACTAACGCACTAGGAATTCAGGCAGTTGTTACCTTTAACGCTACGGATAAAAACTTTTTTGGATATAGCAATAATTTTAATGTTAGTTTTAGCGGGGGTTGTGCAGACCATCCATGCAATAGACCTATTGGGACACTTAATAGATTTTTGCCTGGATATCTCAATTTGAAAACTTCTGAGCATATGCAGTGGCGTTGCCCTAAAATGGTGTGTAACAAGCTAACAGCAGATCAGTTGGAAGAAGTATTTTTACAGGCTGTAAAAGAAGAAAATAAAACCGGCCCATTTAAAACGCTGGAAGAGGCACGGAATGGCTGAAAATTTTGAGGGTAAGAAACGAATAGTGTTTTTTCAGGGAGACAGGTCTGCTTGTTCTTTTTACCGAGGGCTTGCCCCTCTTCATGCTATGACTGGTGGTAACACTACAGGCGAATACATCTATGAAAATACAGGAATTTTTGACAAAAAATATGTAGACTTCAAGTATGATATTGCTGTTTTTCAACGGCAGTATAGACCTGAAGTATTTTCACCTATGATGAAGATGAAGCAAAATGGAACCAAACTAATTTACGAAATAGATGATAATTTGTTTGATGTTCCTAAATGGAACCCGGCGCATAAGGTTTTTAGTAATGAAACTGTTCAAGGGTACATTAGAGCGTTTTTGTCTAATGTTGATGCTATTTTTGTAACTCAGGAATATTTAGCTGATGTTTACTATGACTATAATAAAAATATATATATTCTTCCAAACTCAATAGATTTTAAGGTTCTAAATCAGCCTCGCCCAAGACAATCAAAGAAGCCTGTTGTTTGTTGGCAAGGATCTAACACACACGAAAAGGATCTTGCTCTAATAAGGAAGAGCCTTCACAGACTAGTTCAAGATGGGGACGCATATATAAAATTATGGAGTATGGATTTTCCAGGGGCGCAAAAAGTAAATCTTGTACATTTTGAATCCTTTTTTACCGTTTTCCCTTTGCTAGATATTGATATTGGTCTTGCACCAATAGCACCAAACAAATTTAATAGATGTAAAAGTAATCTAAAGTTTTTGGAATACTCAGCACTAAAGATTCCAACAATTGCGTCTAATTTTGGTCCATACAAAGAAACAATAAAGAATGGAGAAACAGGTATTCTTGTTGACTCTGTTGATGAATGGTACAAGTCAGTTAGATTTTTATTAGACCATGAAGAGGAAAGAATTCGTTTAGGAGAAAATGCGTATAATTATGTTAAAGAAAACTTTGACATAGACAAGAATTGTCTTTTGTGGAAAAAGGCTTTCGACGAGATTTCTTCTTAAAAATCTTTAACTTTTAGGAGAAAAAATGGAAAAGCATTTTGTTATTGTAACTATTGCAGACGGGACTAACATTGTGGGTTTGATTGAGCCACGCTTTTTGCCAAATCAGCACTCTACATCTTTGTGCGTGAAGATTGAAGAACCTAGGGCGTTACGAGTAATTCCTGTAAGTGAAAAAAGTTCTAGAGCTGTCCTTACCCCTATTTTTCCAACAGAGTCTAGTCAAAAGGAACTGTTTCTTATGCCAATTGCCTTAGAGCATCTTGGTGATGTAGTGGGGTCAGAATTCGTTGAACTTGACCCTATGTCAGAAAACAAACAAATGTATGATTCATACAAGGAAAGTATTCGTCAGTGGAAAATGCAGACATCCAGAATTGCTCAACCCTCTGGGGATGAAGTAAAAGCAATCATGGGGAAAAAACTTAATCTACACTTAGTAGATAAATAGAGGTGTTGTCGTGAACGAAAACGAAAACGAAAACGAAGAGGAAAACGAAGAGGAAAACGAAGAAGAAGGAAAAAAGAGGAAGAAGAGGAAGGGAAAAACTGTATACTTTTTAGGGGACCTGGATTCAAACACCAGACTTGTTTGTTCTGCACACAGCATAAATATAGAAATAAAGAAAGAGGTAGAAGACCGCGTAACTAAAGAAAAAAAGACAGTATGGGGAGCAAAGTTTTTTTATCCAGATATAAAATCTGCAATTTATGGGTATATGAAATATAAATCAAAAAACCCTAATGACCTGAAGAATAGAGACCTTAAAGCTGTTGTTGAGCATATTGACTCTTTGTATAATATGGTGGATGCTGCTAGCAAGCACCTAGAAGAGCTTTGGTCGAAAAATGTAAAGGATGTTGTAAAATCTTTGCGGGATAGTGGGGAATAATATGCAAGATCAGGTTGTTACTGCAACTAAACGTTACATTTTGGACATGCTTAATTTTATGGTTTTTGGAGAAACTGTTACTTGGGACGGAGTAGATCAGTATAATGCATTACCTATTTTCCATACAATAGAAACAGAAGCCTACGTTGAAGAATGCCGGGGTTCTTTGCTTGTTCACAAGAACAGACCTACGGGTTTTAGGCTTTTGATTAGCACGCATACTGCGTTAAACGTTCAAAAGGTGTGTTATCGTTTTGTTTCTATAAAGGACAAGATAGGATTAGATAATCCGGTTAGAGTAATTCTACCAAGTGCTAGTTTGGACTTTGACCTATCTATTTCAGATCTCAATTTAGGCATTAATGATAGTACAGCAAAAAGTTTTTACAACAATAAAGATAAGACCGGAGATATAAGCAAAAGCGTTATAATGTCTTTACTCAGGTTTTTGTTGGATTCTGAATTTTATGCAATTGAAGATCCTGATGTGTTTCATGATCTAATTGAAGATGCTTGTAGTTTTCCTCCGTTGACTTTTGATGATCACTATGCACTAATTAAATCAAATACAACCAGTTAAGGAAAAGAAGCGATGCTTAAGTTTTGTGGTATAGACCCGTCGCTTTCTTCTACTGGGGTATGTATTACCAACAACGAAGAGTCAGACTATCTTGAATCTTTTGCCATTAAAAGCACAAAGAGAGGAGAAGCTAGACTTATAGAAATTAGAAATAAGGTAACTTCTATTTTAGTGGAGCATAAGCCAAATTATATTTTTTATGAGGGGTATGCCTTTGGTGCGCGAGGCAGAGTATTTGATTTAGGTGAGTTGGGTGGAGTTTTAAAAGTAAAATTATTCGAAGAAGAGTATAAATTTTTTATTGTGCCACCTACTGTTTTGAAAAAGTTTATAATTGGAAAAGGAATTGCACCTAAAGATTTAATGAGAGAGTATGTTTACCGTGCTTATGGCAAAGGTTCTGAAGTTTTAAAAACAACAGACGAGGTAGACGCTTTTGCTTTATGCCAATTTGGAATGGCTATAGAGGCAAGACTTAACAACAAAAAGTTAGACTTAGCAAAAAATAAAATACAGGCGTTGGATAAATACATAAAAGACATGGGTTTAGACAGTTCTCTATTTTAGGATATTTTTTTTGGAGGATAAAACCAACATAATAGTTATTGGTTATAAAGTAAACGAATATGTTGCTAAACTTGAGCAAGAATGTTTAGATAGTATTTCTATAACAAAAAATAAAGAATACCTTATTACTTATCTTGATAACTATACCTCTGGATTAACTTTAACAGAAGCTTGGAATAAGCTAATTTTTACAAGCAAGGGCAAGTATATTTGTCTTTTAAACAACGATACCAAAATAGTACAACCTGAATGGTTAGATAAATTGTTGCTTCCTTTAGAAAAGAAAGAAGTTGGGTTTACTGGGCCAAGCACAAACAATTGTCATAGTGTACAAAAAACAATTCCAACATTAGAGATAGCAAACTTAGAAGAGGGCGTACAGTTTTCTAAGGATCCCCTGAGTGGGTTTTGTTTATGCTTTAGAAAAAAGGTTTGGGAAGAATTAAAAGGTTTTGATTCTAGGTATAAGCTATATGGGCAAGAATCTGATTTTTGTGATCGTGGGCACCGTCTTGGTTACAAATCTGTTTGGGTAAAGAGTGCATTTGTTTTTCACCACGGTGAGGTTAGTGTTAAAGAATCTGGTTTAAATACTACAAAAGAAAGAGATAAGGCTAAAAAATTGTACTGGTCGGAAAGAAAAAAATGAAAATCTCTTTTATTTCTCCTCATTTAAATGTCTGTGGGGGTGTTCGCGTAATTCTTCGTTTGGCGCAGTATCTTACAAGATTAGGACATACTGTAAACGTTTTGGCAAACAAAACCGGCGCAGGGGCGTTTTGGTTATTTCCTAAGCCTGAATTTCCTATTCTTCGTGTTGGAAGTTCTTATACAGAATATATTGAAAAAGATACTGATGTTGTAGTAGATTTCCTTGATGGAGGTCTACACCCCATACCGAAAAAAACAAAGCGTGTACTATTTTTACAGGGTTATGGGACTCAAGATAAAGATAAAGAGGAAGAGAATTTATCTAGAGATTTTGATGGTGTTATTACTACTTCTAAATGGTTATATGATCTTGCTATACATAGAAAAAAAAGAAACGTATTTATAGTTCCTCCAGGAATCGACAATATTTTTAAACCTAAAATAGCTAAAAAATTCTATTTTCATATAGGTGGTTTATATCATAGAAGCTCTAGTAAAAATACACACACCTTTATAAACGTTGCTAATAGCTTTTATGCTGCAACACACGGAGAGGTTATTCCCCTTCTTATTTCTTCAAAGTATGATAAGAATAATACTTTATTAGATAAGTTTACGTGCCCTTTTTCGTTAATAATAAATGCGCCACAAAAAATTCTTCCTGATGTGTACTCCTCTTTGTCTGTTTGGATTTCTACATCATCTAATGAAGGTTTTGGTTTAACCGTTCTTGAGGCGATGGCGTGTGGTGTGCCTGTAATTTATATGCCAAATAAGGGATTGGATGGTTACGTTGTTTCTGGTAAAAATTGTCTTATGGCTAGAAACGAAAAAGAAATTTTAGAGCATCTTTTTACTTTGCAAAAAGATAGTTCCTTGCGCGGTAGGCTAATAGCAGAAGGTATCAACTTAGCAAAATCTTTTACTTGGGATAAGTCTTCCAGACTATTTGAACAACGTTTGAAAGAGATATGCTCGTGATTATATACTTTATAGAACCCCATTTGTTAGTTGTCGGTGGGATTCGTAGAATTATAGAAGTAGCTAATAGACTTCAAAAATATGGACATGAAGTTAGAATTTTTACTCCAAAAGGCACCCCGTGTCTTTGGCTGCATAATAAAATACCAACACATAAAATAAGTAAACTGAGTAGTTATTCCAAAGCAGATGTAGTAATTTTCAACTTAGCAGAGCAGTACAGGGAGGTTTTAGCTGTTCAAGCAAAAGCAAAAGTTTTTTGGGTTTTAGCTCCTGAAGGGCTTTATAAAAACCCGGATATACCTCTTGCTGCTTTACGGCAAGGATTTCACCTTGCTACTAACTCTACTTTTACAAAAGAGTACATTCTTAAATACGTAAAGGTAAAGTATGATATACCTGTTTTTCCTGGAGGAATAGACCCTAGTCTTTTTAAGTGTGATGAAAAAATACCTAAAGCATACCACGTTTTACTTTACGGGTCTGCTCGTCCTTGGAAAGGAACAGAGCTTATTCTAAAAGCCGTTCATAGTTTACCGAATATAAAATATCTAAAGATGGAAGGAACAAATACTACGCAAGAAGGTTTGTATACTCTGTATAATCATTCTAGCTTGTATTGCTGCGCAAACCAGGCAGAAGGCTTTTCTTTAACCCAATTGGAAGCAATGGCTTGTGGTTGCCCCGTTGTAACTGCGGATGACGGCGGTAGTAGAGACTATGTGATTAATGGCGTAAATGCCTTTGTTGTAAAAAGGACCGTAGAAGGAATTAAACATGGAATTTCTACGCTACTAAACAATACTGCTTTGTGCAAAAAGCTAAAAGCAGGAGGATTAAAGACAGCAAAAGAAGAAAGATTTTCTTGGGATGTAATTTCAAAGAACTTTGAAACCTATTTAAAAACCCTGTGTTAACTTGCCCAACACTTTCTGTTCTTATTTTGACCCACAACAGAATAGATCTGTCAAGTAACTATATACCAAAAATAGTAGATTCTGTTGGGGATATTCCTTTTGAGGTTTTACTTTGCGATAACGGGTCCATAGATGGTAGTTGTGATTGGGTATACTCATATGGGATGGCGGATTGTAGAGTACATAAGGTTGTTTGTTTAGACGATAACTTAGGTGTTGAAGCAACTAATATTTTAGCAGAATATGCCAGAGGAAAATACATATTGAAAGTAGATGATGACGTAGATGTTCCAAAACAATTTGGGTCTCGTTTAGTAAAAATTTATGAATATTTGGATGATCCAAAGATAGCCTTTTTGGGTTGGGATATGTCTTGGAATGGTGGAACCTTTGCAACAAGATCTGGGCTTAAGTTGTATAAACCCCCAATGGGAAAAATTGTTGAAATAAAAAATAAAGGAAAAGTTCTTATATCTTTTAACCCTAATAAGTGGATGATAAATGGGGTTTGTAGGTTGTCTAGAAAAGATACTTTTTTATCTCTAGGAGGACACCCAAAGGGACTAAAATACGGAGTAGACTATGCTGTAAGTTGTGCAGCAGCTAAGCAGGGATATACAATAGGTTATTTTAGCCCTAGCTCGTTAGGAGATTTGGTAGTTCATTACGGACGAGATACACGAGAAAAACGAGCTTGGAAAGACAAAGAGCTTAATCGTGCTTGTGGAAAAAAGCATGTTTAGTTTTTAGGAGTTAGCTTATGCCTCATAAAGATGGATTTAAACCTATTATTAGTATTGTAGTACCTGTATATAACCAATCTGAACTTACAGTAAGATGCTTTTCTAGTATTCGTAAGTACACTACTATTCCCTACGAGATCGTTTGGGTAGACAATGGTTCTTCAGTAGATCAATTTAAATTAATTTTAAGGCAGGCAAAAAAACCAAACGTCCATACTAAATTAGTAAAGAATCTAAGGAATTTAGGCTTCGTAAAGGCTACAAATCAAGGAATAAAAGAAGCTGAGGGGGATTATGTAATTTTATTGAATAATGATACTGAAGTTGGTTATCGTTGGGACCAAGCCCTAATAAAACCTTTTGTTACGGAAGAAAAAATTGGAGTTGTTGGTCCTGTAACAAATTCAAGGATTTCTTGGCAAGAAGCTACGAATTTGAACTTACGTTGGAATTTGAACTTGCCTCGTTATCAAGATGGGGTAGAAGCTTATTCTAGAAAACTGTATGAAAGCAATAAAGATAAATACATTGATGTAGGCAAAATTCCTTTAGCCTTTTTTTGTGCAGCTTTTCAAAGAAAAACATTTTCTGATTTGGGTTTTCTTGACGAAGACTTTGGAATGGGTTTGGGAGAGGATGACCACTACTGCTCTGTGCTTCGTACTGCTGGTTTTAAGGTGATGTTGAGCCTAGGATCCTTTGTTTTTCACAAGCATAGAACTACCTTCAAGGCCACTAGAATGGATGTTGACAGCATGCACAGACGCGCTTTCAAGCTGCTGAAGGAAAAAAAGAAGGCGTTAAGCGAACTTTCTTCTTGACAACCCGCTAACCGTCCTGTATATTACTAAAAGAGCCAGGAAAACCGCACCTCTCTAGGAGAGTAGGTGTTAATTAGGTAGTCTTTAAGTTTAAGCATGATAATTACAGTAATAATAGGGCCACATAAATTACAGGTTTTTCCTTCATTACCTAATGATTTGAAGGAAGAATTAAAAGAAGAGCTTACTTATACTGTAAAAAACTACATGTTTACACAGGCATACAAAAATTATGCTTGGGATGGTAAAAAGTGTCTTTTTTACCAAGATCAAACTGCTCCAGCAGGTTTATCAAGAAGAATAACTAGATTTTTTGAAGAAAAAAATTACCACATAAACATTAAGTTTCTTAAAGATTACCCACCTTGCGGAAATGCTAATTTAATCGGAATACAACTAGATGATTTTCAATTAAAATCTATTCGTGCGGCAATAGATAATCGCTACGGAATTATTCATGCACCAATTCGCTCCGGAAAGACAGAAATAATTTCTGGAATTATAAATTCCATAAATCAATATCCGGTTTGGGTAGTTACCAGTGCTTCGCAAGGTGGGAAAGAAGTTGTTACGCAAACGCAGCGAAACATTTCTTTACGCTTAGGAAGACCGATTGGGTTATTCTCCGAAGGACGTTTTGAGGAGAGTGACATTGTTGTTACTAGCTACGAAGCTTTAAAACACCTAATTCCTAAAAAAGACAAGAAAAAATCAGAAAGATTGTTGGAAAGAAACGAAAAGATATTGGAATCTGTTGTGTCAGCAAAAGTTTTGCTTTTGGACGAGTGTCACCACGCCTTTTCTGATAAAAGCAATAAAATAATTAGTCTTTTTAAGAATATAGGATACAAAATAGGGTTAAGCGGTACTCCTAAGCCTACAGGGGCTACTAAACTAGAAGTAGAATCTGGCATAGGCCCAATAATTGCTAAGGGAAATTTTAATTCTCTCATCAAATCAGGAAGGCTAGCCAAACCACTTGTATTTATTTATGATTTACCAGAAGATTGGTTTCCTTCTGTAACTTATTCTTTTGAGTATCAAGATATCTATTGGTCTCGTGTAGTTACAAACGAATTGAGGAACAGATTTATTGCTGAAGCTGCAAAATCTTTAATGGAAAAGAAAAAGAGAGTATATATTATTGTGCGTAGACGAGACCACGGAGATATTTTACAACAATTACTTCCAGAAAGCGTATACATTGAGGGGGATTGCAGAACAGAGCGCAGAAAATGGTACTATGAAGAGATTAACGCGGGACGCCTTCCTTGTATAATTAGTACTGTGGGCAAGGAGGGACTAAATATTCCAAAACTGGATGCTGTGATCAACGCAGAGGGCCTTTCTTCTCAGGTCGCAACAGTGCAGAAAATGAGATCGCTTACAGCGGCAGAAGGAAAAAAATATGGTATTGTTATCGACTTTATTGATAAGGGTAAGTACCTTTATGACCATAGCATAGATAGGTTAAAACAATATACTAAGCATAAAGAGTTTATTGTAAAACGAAAAGTTGTACCTGGTAGTTATTTTGACAATAAAGATAGCTAGGAGTTAGCATGCCTAAGAAGCTAATTTTAGGTGTTGCTCTTACAGAAGATCCTGTAGAAGAGCATATTATTAGACACCTTGGAAAGTTAGTAAACCAAAATAAGCAATTGAAAGAACAAATAAAACGAACTAAAAATTGGGTTGAAGATAAACCTATAAAGAGTTGGGTCCCTTTCGATTTTTACCACTTTTTCTGTAAGTTATATGAAAGTAAATTTGGAGAGCCTTTTATTCAAAAAGGAAATTTGTTTCATTGGTATGAGAAGATAGAAACGTTTATTTTAGCAAATAAAATACAGAATGAAGACTATAAAACATTTATAGAAAAAGCTTTTGTAATTTTTAATTCTCTTTCAAAGCCTTCCGTTGGGTCTATTTGTAATGCTAAGTTATACTCAACAATTATGAAAACATCTGCTAGAGAAATTCTGCCAAAGGACTTTCATGATTTAGATATTCAACTAGCAAGAGAAAATGAAAAAATTAAAAGGGAGCAAGAGAAATATGGGATTACTCCAGGGATGACTTTAAGAGATATAAAGCGTCGTATGGAGGAATACAATGCTAAGCCGAAAGGATAGAGAAAGGCTGTCTGCTATAAAAGAAAATTGTGCAAAATGCGGGGGTTTAGGGGCACTTTTTATAAACAAGCAATTTGTTGATTGTGAATGCTTAAAAATTATAGAAAAAGAGCAAAGAATTTTAGAGGCTAATATACCTCTTGTGTATACAAAGTTTAAACTGGAAGATCTTACTGAAGAATTTAAATCAGAAAATAAGTATTACTTGGAACTGTTTACTAATTTTATTTATAACCTAAAAGATAATGAAGGTAAGATTGTTTGGTTGCACTCTCCCCCAGGGTTAGCAAAATCTTGTCTTATGGTTTGGGGAATTACTTACGCCCTGTCTCTTGGGTATATTCCTTATTTTAGTAGAGCTACACAGCTTCTTCAGCTTAAGCTGGATGCGCTTAGACGCGAAGATAAAAAAGAAGAGTTAGATTACATTTTAAATAGAGTAGATATTTTAGCAATAGATGAGATAGATAAAGTTTATCTTAACCTGGATAATTTTGTTACAAGTCAGTTTTATGATTTGTTTTCCGATGTGTACGACATGAAGAAAACACTACTGATTAGTTCTAATGTTCCTCTTGTAGGGTGTGTAAGCAAATTTCCTGCATATATACAAGATAGGTTAGAAGCCTCTCTTAGTATATCTTTTAGTGGAAAATCCGGACGAAGATAAATGTATACAGAACTGCACGACGACCATACAGAAAAAAAGATATTAGCACTTTTGTGTGTTAAGCCTACATACCTAAAAGCACTGGAACTGGATATAGAATTATTTCAAGTTCCAGAAAACATTGCCTTGGCTAGTCTTTTTATTTCTTACATAAAAAAATATCAAACTCCACCAACAGAGGATGCCCTAAAAGGTTTTATAAAAGATATAGCAAAAGATACCGAAGATCTAGATAAAAAATATGCACTTATAGAAGTTTTTTTAAGTCTTCCAGAAGCTAATCCAGACGAAGCGCCTTATTGGTTCTCAAAAGCAGAAGATCTCTTGTGTGGAAGAAAATTATACTCTTTTGGAGAAGAGATTCAGGTAAAATTAGAGTCAGGAAAAGATAGTTATAAGAAGGTATTACAAGGTATTACACACGATATTCTAAGTATTTCTAGCATGTCGTCTAATGTAAGACGCGGGTATGTTAACTCAAAAGAAAGTATTGAAAAACGAGCTAAAAATTATTTAGATGCAAAAAGAGGAAAAACATCTAGTTTGGTTCCCTATGGGATAAAGATTTTAGATAATTTTTTTGGAGGAATGAAACGTTCTTTTTTGACACTTATATACTCTAAGACAGGTGGTGGAAAAACAAGAACAATGATGAACATTGCAATTTCCTCCTCTTTATTAGGCACGAGAGTATTATATCTTACATTAGAAATGGACTTCGATTTAGTTGGGTCTTGTTTTGATAGTCGTGTGACCTTGTTAGATTCACATGATATTATTTTTGGTAAGTTGCAGAAAGAAGGAGAAAACACCTATAGAGATCACCTGAAGAGGCTAAAAGAAAAATCCCCAGAAAATGATATTTGGTTAGTAGATATTCCAGAGGGTGCTACAACAATAACTATAAGAAAAGAAATAGAAACATACAAAGCTCTCCATGGATATTACCCCGACTTAGTTATTATAGATTATGCACATTTAGTTGAACCCTTGCGTAAATATACTCCTGGGGATAGGTCAACAAGGTTTGATAATTTGTTTGAAGAATTCCACAAAATGGCTAGAGCTTATAACGTAGCTATTATTACGGCAGTGCAGGAGTCCAGAGAAAAATCAAAGGCTGAAGCTAAAAAGAAAAAGAATGACGAAGAAGATCAAGAGGGTACACACAATATTGGAGCATCAAACTACATTGCCCCACATTGCGAAACCATTATGCGTTTGAAGCAAACGTGGGAAGATTATATGCAAAATCGTCTTTTTGTGTACAGCGATAAAAATCGTACTGGAAAAACAGGTAGGCTGGAACTTGTTTGTATTTGGAAACTTACCTATGTCGGAGATCGTTGCCCAGAATTAGATAGGTTTTTACCAAACGCTTCTGTTCTTAAGACAAACTGATGTTAGACCCAGTTTTAGCATATAAGAAATTAGGAATTTCTATCTCTAAAAAAGGTAGATATTATAATGGTTTATGCCCCTTTCATGCTGAAGCAGAGGGATCTTTTGTTGTTTATCCTGATCTAAGCTATTACTGTTTCGGTTGTAAAAAGGCTGGAACATATGCAAAATTAGCAGAGTCTATAGGGATTGAGTTTGTTCCAAGCTTAAATTATGAAACAATAAAATTACCACAATTGTTTTCTTCTGAAAAGGTTAAGACAGACTACTTTGAAAAGTTTTCTTCTCTGCTGAAAAATAAAACAACGGAGGAAAAAAAGGCGTTTTTATGTAAGTTTGAAAAATTAAGAATAGAAGTAGCTTATTTAGAAGCACTTAATAAATCAGAGGCCGTACTTATTGACTATTTCTTTACGAAATTCAATAAGTTAAAAAAGGAGGCAGGCGATGTGGAAAAAGGAAGAAATACAGAACCTCGCTGATGATATGTCCTCCATTGCTGTTGATGGGCATGGGTACCAATGGATATTTGATTCTAAAAAGGAAGAAAAGTTTATTAAACTAATTTCTAATTATGTAAAAAAAGCATCCTATAAATCTGAACGTCAATTTTTGTATAAGTTTGGAAGATGGGATCCAGAAGATGCTTATCTCGATGTCTTATCGTCTGTTTGGGTTGCTTTTAGAAAGTATGGTCCTCGCCCCCTAGGAAATGATTTTACTTATCTATTAAACTTGAAAACTAACAACTCCTTAACCAACCGTGCTCGCTATCTTTTTTCTGATAAAGGAAAACTAAACGTTATTAGCTCTTCTTTTGAGGCGCTCCAAGTTGATAATGAAGGAGAATCCCGTGCGCTACCTAAGATTTTGGATTCCGACTTTGTTTTTTACTCGAAGAAGCCATTAAATTCTGTGTATAATAGAGCAAAGGAGAATAAAAAAATGCATGACTATATTCCCGCTAAAGAAACTACCGTAGGACAAGTTTATGTGACCAGATTAGATAAACTAGTAGAAATTGTTTCTATAAAAAATGAAGTTTCTCTTAGGGTATTGGCTACAGATAGAGTTACACAAGTCCCACTTAATTATCCGTTACGTCCGTATGTTGGATCTGAAGAGGATCCAGTAGAGGCTGAGATTTTAGAGGATATTCGAAAAGAAGAAGATGCTACAGAACTTGTTGTTGAGGCAGCTGTTCCTGAAGAAGAGAAAAACGAGTTAGTTATTGCTGCTTCTCTCTTTTTGGAAGAAGAAAGTACTTCTGACGTTGTTGTAGAACCTGTGCCAAGCCCGGTGTGTAAGCCAGAGCCAGAGCCAGAGCCAGTGCTTGAAACCGTACCTGAAATAATCACTGAAGCTGTATCAGAAACAGTAAGAGAAGAGGAGAAAATTATGGAAGACGGAAGCGTAAAAGAAGAGTCCGGTTCTAACCAAAAGTCTGTTCGAACCCTTGTTCTTGATACACTAAAAGAACGCGGGGAAATGACCCGTAAAGACATTACAATGGTAGTTGCTAGCGCTAGAGGTACCGCGCCAGAGGATCTAAAGCGGCTAGAAGCACATATTTCTGTTCAACTAAGTGTGCTTAAGAAGAGTGGAATTCTTGCAAACGACGAGAAGAAGTGGAAGTTAGTTTCCTAAATCTTTTCAATTTCTTCAATACTTTACAAACCTTTTCTAAAGAGTGTGGTGCCTTATGGAGTTGAAACAATTCTGTTCTGAAAAGTGCCCGCGTTATAACAACGGGGTTAGAACACCTTGTCTTCCTGGGGTTGGTCCGATTCCTGCTAGGGTTATGATCGTAGGGGAAAGCCCAGGACAAAAAGAAGACGAGGTTGGTGTTCCTTTTGTTGGAGCTTCTGGTAATTTGATTGATGATTGTCTTAGAGCAGCAGGGTTGGATCGCTCGCAAATTTATATTACAAACGCAGTAAAATGTGGAACACCGGGCGAGAATGCCCCACCCTCTAAAAAAGAAATAAAGATTTGTAAACAGTACCTTATCGAAGAAATAAAAGAAGTAAAACCAGAGATTATTGTAACCCTTGGTGCAAAAGCTCTTGAAGCAGTTCTAAATAGGACTGGTATTGCAACAATAAACAATAATATTTTTACTTCTGAAGAATTTAATGTAAAAGTTCTTCCAATTTACCATCCTGCTTATGGACTAAGAAACCCAGGAGTTATTCCTGCAATCAAAAAAGGGTTTGAACTTTTAGCTAAAGAACTTAGCGGCAAGGGGCAAGATACCGAAGAGACAAAAGTTTTTACGGCAAAAAACGAAGAAGATATTAATAAGATATTAGAAAAATTAGAAGGAGTAAAAAAGTTTTCCTTCGACTTTGAGACAAGTAGCCTGCGCTATTTAGAAGCAAAGATCTTATCCATTGCCTTTTCTTGGAAAGCAGGTACAGCTACAGTTATTCCATGGGCGTTGCATACGAAAGAAACCCTTAAAAGGCTAAATAATATTTTAGCAAACAAAAACATAATTAAGATAGCACAAAATATAAAATTTGAGATGCACATTTGCAAGGCTAATAATTTAGAATTAAATCCTCCTTATGAAGATACTATGCTAATTCATCATTTACTAGATGAAAATAGCAAACATGGGTTGGATGTTCTCACTCTTAGGTTTACTAAGTTGGGTGAATACTGGAAAGAAATAGATCTATTTATAGAAAAGTATTGTAAAGATAATAAGTTAGAAAAAGATAAATTTACTTACAATTTGATCCCTGAAAAAATTCTATTACCTTACAACGGTAAAGATGCAGATGCTACTTTGCAAGCATTCTCTACTCTTTATCCAAGATTAGAGCAGCAAAAACTAAGCAATCTCTATTATAATTATGTTATTCCATATTTATCTGTTATTGTAGAAATGGAACACCTAGGGATAGCTTGTGATAGAGATCAACTAAAAAACCTAATAGAAGAATATACTAAAAAGAAAGAAGAGTTTGAAGTCAAAGTTTATGAGAATTCAGAAGTTTTAGAGTATGAAAAATATAGAAAAGAACATGCAAAAGAAGCTATAAGAAGTAAATTTGAAGATTCTAAGATACTTAAGTCAAGATACGCAGATTTTGATACTTATGCGGAACAAGCTATAAAAGAAAAAGATTATAAGTTTAACATGTCTTCTCCAAAACAGCTTGGAGAACTTCTCTTTGAAATCCCTAAAAGGGCACCAATAAAGGTTACAGATAAGGGCGCAATAAGTGTAGACGAGTCTGTTTTAGAGGAGTTGGATAAGGCGGGCGTAGGTGTAGCGCAGTTACTTTTAGACTATAGAAAATTAGTAAAATACCTTAGCACGTATCTTATTTCTACTTATGAAAAATCTGCTTTTGATGGAAGAGTTCATGGGGAGTTTTTGCAAACCGGAACCGTAACTGGCCGTTTGGCCTCTCGCAACCCCAATCTACAAAATCTGCCTAGAGACGCGAAAGATTTCAAGAAATGTTTTATTTCCGACCCAGGGTTTACTTTTGTAAAGGCAGACCTTGCACAAGCAGAATTTAGATGTTGGGCTAGTTATTCTGGTGACGAAGATTTAATTGCAGATATTCATTCAGGGTTAGACATTCATAAGAGAACAGCCTCTGAGGTTTTTGGTGTTCCGATAGAGGAAATAACAAAAGATGACCCAAGAAGAACAGCCGCGAAAGCAGCAACCTTTGGTATTCTTTTCGGAAGAGGTGCAGCAGCAATTGCTTCTCAGTATAATATTTCTTACGAGCAAGCGGAAGACATAAAAAATATTTTCTTTTCAAGATACCCCAAAGCAAAAATGTGGATTACTAGTCAAAAATATTTTGTTAAATCACACGGATATGTTAGAGGTTATCTCGGTAGATACCGTAGACTTCCAGAAATTGATAGCAATGAGCCAGGAGTAGCTGCTGAGGCTGAAAGACAGGCTGTTAACTCCCCTATTCAAGGGTTAAGCACAGACTTGAACAACCACTATATGCGAATGAGCATTATTCGCGCCAGAGAAGAAGGTATAGAGTGTTATCCAGTAGCTACAGTTCATGACGCAAATTTTATTATGGTTAAAGATGATAAAGTAACAGATATGATTAGAATAATGGAAGAAGTTGTGAAGACAGAATTTACAGAGTTAAAGTGTAAAATGCAGCTTGATTTTGAGGTAGGAAAAACTTTTGGTACTTTTGCGTCTGTTAAAGACTAAAATTAATATCTAACCCAGCTACGTTCTGTGTATAATACTCCTAGATAACAGGAGGATTATATTTATGGCACTAAAACTAAAAAAAGAATCTGAAAATGAAAAAGAAGAACTGAATTCTATTGATTCCCTTATTCGTTTGGCGGAAAAACAACATGGTGCAGGCTGTATTAGACGTTTAGGAGATTCTACACCGGTACAAGTAGAAGTGTTTACTACAGGAAGTTATCTTTTGGATAGGGCGCTAGGTATTATGGGCTATCCTCGTGGTAGGATTGTGGAGGTATATGGCCCAGAGTCTAGTGGTAAAACAACCCTAGCCCTGCATGCTATTGCGGAGTGCCAAAAAGTAGGAGGTTGTGCGGCATTTATTGACGCCGAACACGCCTTGGACCTTACCTACGCTAAAAACCTTGGTGTTGATACAGCAAACTTGCTTGTTTCGCAACCTGATTGTGGTGAACAGGCCCTTGAGCTTCTTGATCTTCTAATAAAAAGCAAGAAAATTAGTATTGCTGTTATTGATTCAGTTGCAGCACTAGTTCCAAAAGCCGAACTAGAGGGTGAGATGGGTGATTCGCACATGGGTTTGCAAGCACGACTAATGTCTCAAGCTATGAGAAAGTTAGCAGCCTCTGTTTCTCAAACAAATACTTGTGTTATTTTTATCAACCAAGTTAGACAAAAGATTAATGCTTACGGGTATGGGGATCCTACTGTAACAGCAGGAGGAAATGCACTAAAGTTTTATGCGAGTGTACGCTTGGAAATAAAGAGAATTGGATCTGTAAAAGAAGGGGAAGAGTCCGTAGGAAATAAGGTGTCAATAAAGGTAGTCAAGAATAAGCTTGCTCCTCCATTCAAAAAAATTGAAACAGAAATTGTTTTTGGAAAAGGACTAAATAAGGTTGGTGAAGTTCTGGATATTGCTGAGTCTTTAGAGGTTATTCAAAAAGCAGGAGCTTGGTATTCTTACGGGGATACAAAGTTTCAAGGAAGACAAGCAGGGTTTGATCTCTTTTCAAACAACAAGGAACTCTTTGATCGTCTATTAGCTGATATTAACTTGGAAAAAAATTCTGTCGTATAGAAAAGCAACACCATGGAAAAGCTAATTACAAAAGGTTACAAATTAGGAATAACAAAAAAGTTTGATGATGGGTCTATTGTATCAATAGAATTTTTTTCGCGCTTAGATGAAGATTCTTCTATACTTGGTCCGGAAGAATTGTTTGAAGCTGTGTATAATTCCACTATGGAAGACATAAAGAAAACGGTGTCTATAGATCCTGTTGTAAAAAGTTTATGGAATAATGTAAAGAATTGTATCAAAAAAGAAATGAAAGTAGAGAAATTACTAGAGGATATGAAGAAAAAAAATGGCGATACCGTTGACAAAGAGTGAAGGTAAAGATTCTTCTGTAAAAGCCTTGTTGGAATCTGCCCAATTGGCCAAAGAAGAAAAATTACGTATTATAAAAAATTTAATACAGCAAGCCCGAGTAGCAGAGTTAAACTACACAACGTTAAAAGAAGAAATGGATTCTTACTACATTGATTTACCTACAAATCCAGACATTATGCATTTAGGTATACTATCTGAGAAATATGCTATTGCACAAAGCGCATTATCGCGTACCTCGGCTATTGAAATGCTGGCTGTAGATAATTTATCACGTTGGCAAAGAATTCAGAATTATATGCTAAGTTATATAGAAGATTACAAGAGCGAAATTTTGTTAGAAGATGAAGTTCAGGCCCTAAAGGTAAAACAACAAGAAGCAACGGTTAGAATTAGATTAAAAAAAGATTTTGAACGACTATCCAAAATTCAAGAGAAGACACACGAGGCTGAAAGTTTTATGAATATGGTTTCTATCAAAAAGAAGGATTTGTTGTCAGTTGTTACAAATTTATCTAGACAAGTAAAAGTTATAGCAATTGAGTACGATGCTACCAGAAAGTTATAGGAGTAAAAATGGACCCAACAACCTTAGAGAGATTAGATACCGTAATAAATGATTCTAGTTTAACAGACGACCTAAAGGATAGCTTGAAGCATTTTAGGGCTCTCCTGATTCAGGATATAGTACTATTTGAGAATGTTTTAGACCTTCTTTCTTGTCTTTCTAGGTGTCTAAACTCTGTTTCAAAAGAAAATAAAGACCATGTTTTGGAACTAATGTTTGAATATCACAATAATACAAAATATACTCCAAGAACATTTTTAGTTACAAAAGAAGATTTAGAAGAGAAGAAAAAGCAAAAGCAAGATAAGAAAGACAAAATTGTAAAAGCAATTAGTAACTACTATAAAGAAAAAGGAGAGTAAAAAATGGCAATTCCGGTTACGAAAACTACAGATGAATTTCCTTGGATTGATGCGGGTGTATACGATGCAGTTGTTACAGGCATTAAGCAGCAAGAGGGAAAACCTGACCGCTGGGGTAAGGCAGATCCGTATCTTATGTGGATTTTTAAGATTGCGGAAGAGGTAACAAAGAACAACGAAGTAGTGGATCTTGAGGTTAGTGTAGTTGGTCTGACTTCGATGAAGTTTTCTGACAAGTCAAAGCTTGGAAAGTGGTCTGTTGCTGCAGGATTGGATGTTCAAGTAGGAGATACTATAGACCTCGAAGAGGTTATTGGAAAACCAGTAAAGATTACTGTTACTCTAGTTGAAAAGAGTGGGGCTAAGAAGAACTTCGTTAGCGACGTGAACCCTGCGAAGCGTAGAGCACGGCCAGCGCAAGCAGAGAAGCCTGCGCCAAAAGAAGAACCCGTACAGGATAAAAAGCCAGAACCAAAGGCAGATCTGAAACCGGCTCCTAAGCAGGAAGCAAAACCGAAGCCAAAACCAGAACCGGAACCTGCAGAAGCAGAGGAAGTTTCGGAGTCTGTTGAAGAAAGCCCTGCTACAGAGGCTAAGGCAGAAGACGACTTCTTTGACTGGGATGATGAGTAATCAGTTCTCTACCGCGTAGTAGATTCCAATAGACACTCCAACTCCAACCACAAAACCTACAGCAGTCCATAAATACGGGGATTTGTACCAAGCGTTAGCAGAATCAACCCTGTGTTGTAAATCAGCGGCAAGGTTAGACACAACTGTGAATTCTTTTTCTTTTATTACTATTAAATCATCTTTTACTTTTAGTTGTTCTCTAATAGTTTCCATTTGTTGTTCAAGTAAACCAAGCTCAAGATTTAGTTTTGGGTAGTTTATACTTTGTTGTAATAGTATCTTACTTGTATCTACATCAAAGCAAACAAAATCCTTTTCTTCTATCTTTGTTGCCATGATATCAGAAGCATAAGTAGAAGAACACAGAAACACTACTGCAATTATGCTATATAAGCTTTTCACTGAACCACCCCTCTTCCATTTTGTCTTCGTATTCGCCAACTAGTTCCATGTAAACTTCAAGTATGTATTCTTCAAATGTAGTTCTTTTTATAAGGTCTACCAGCTTATCTATTTCTTTTATTAGAAATTTATAGTGTTCGTCATTTTCTACAGGTTTGATCCAAGCCATTTTTGACTCAAGGGAAAATTTCTTTAAACTTTTTTACAATCTCGTCAGTGGTAATATTTGGAGGAATTATTTCCGTTTCCAACGACTTTTTTATATCTTTAATTTTCTTTTCTAATTCTTTATCTTTACTTTGTAATGCTGCAATCTCTTTTTCTTTATTTACTTCTTGTATTTTTAGCTCGGTTAGCGCTATCTGATTTTTCAAATTGAAAACTTCAGTTTCAAGGGATTCTATTTTGTTCAGTTTAACACTTATCCATATGATAAAGGTTACTACTACAATTCCTGCTAAAATAGATAACGTAAGCGTTAAGTGCTCTTTCACCCAAGAAAACACTAGTTTCAATTTGTCTAGCACGTTTTACTCCGAAAACTCTATGCTTATTGATAGAGGAAGATTGTTTGCTTCTTCTATTAGTTTGTGAACTTCATCAACGTGAACAGCGTACATCCAAAGACCCGGACCAGCAGGCCCAAACTCTATTAGAACACCGATAATTTCGTCTTCTTCGTTATAAATACCGCCACCGGAGTTTCCATAGTAGGCAGTGCCATCAATTATGCTAACGTGTGTTCCTGACCAACGACTGGTGGAATTTACTTTAGCAACTGTTCCGTGGGAAATAATGTCTTCTTCTGCAGCACCGTAACCAACAATCCATACGTTTTCACCGTATACAATTTCATTACCAATATTTGCTGCTTTTGGTAACGGAGATATGCTATCAGTAACTTTTAGTAAAGCTAAATCTTGAGATCTTCTAAAGTGTTCTATCTCTACTCTATAAACTTCTTCTTCTATTTTTATAAAACCAAACGGTATTATTTTTTCATCATCAGTATTAATACAATGAAAGGCAGTTAAAACTCTAATTGCTTCCTCTGAAGACTCAATTACTGTGCCACCACAAACCTTTCTTTTTTCATCGTTGAGCACAATAACATTGTACTCTTCCAGAAGTTCTTTAGACTTTATTGAGTAATCTACACTTACTTTTTCTTTGGTCGCAGGTGCGGTACTTGGGCTAACTGTTTTAGGCTTAGTGTTTGCCAAGCTCATACCAAGAACAAAAATAAGGGCAAGACTCAAAAGTACAACCACGGACAAAAGGATAGCACTAAACTTTTTCACAGCAGCCTCCAGCGCACAGATTTACTTATTGTTTTTAGGGAAAACGAAGAGTAATGGAAAAGACTACTTTTTTTCTTTCTCGATAACATCTTCGAGATTCTTTTCGTTTTCTAGTGCGCTGAAAATTGCTTTCTGTTTAACCCAAGTATTCGGTATTGCGTTTTGAGCTTCAAACCAGCTGTCATATTGTTTTATACCCTTGTATATTAATACTGCTTCTATTTGTTCTACGCCTACTCGTCCATTGGGAAGGGCAATAATATCGTACAGATTACCTGAATCATCTAAAATACGAATACGGTCGGGATTTCCTAGCTCATCATACATTCTTTTTAACTTAGGCTCGTCTGTTTCTTCAGCAACGTCTTCTTCCAGAATTTTTTGTATGTCGTTTTGATCCAATTCTTCTAGGATTGGGCGCAATAAGATAGGTTCTAAACCAGTTTGTTGTGCTTTTTTGATCACTCTGCCGACCCGTCTTTTTCTTCTGGTTTTTTAGTTTTTAAATTATTTGATATATCTGTAGCGGCATGTGTTACTAATATACCACCTAAAGAGAACATGTATAAAGTAGAAAATGTATCTTGGTTTATGTAATTTTTAATTAACAAAAGTGTGATTACAAGTAATCCCAATGCCGCAAATACGCCTTTTTTACCTAAAAATTTAGCTGCTTTAGATAACATTTTATTTTCCAAAAAAGCAGAGAATATTCCCTGTATAAAATAGTATAATATAGATTATGCAATAAAGATTTAAGGGGCGTTTAGCCAATCAAAAGTTTAGGTATAATTTATAATTTGTTGTATAGTTGTACTAAACTAGGAAGAAAGGATAGGTTAGATTTAATGTCTGACGAACCCCCATCGTGTTGGAGTAGGGTAAAACGTGCTGTTGTTCGTGCTATACTTTTTGCTTGGACTAGTGATGGACTTTCTGGTGACCGTACACCAAAAGTGTGTGATACACTCTTACAGAATAGGGGCTTCTACTGTATCTATACTGATAACAGTAATAGCTTTATTTGTAGCGGATAAATTTATTTCTACTAAAGATTATTTTGTCCTAATTGGGTATGCTAGCGGTAATGGAATAGGTACTTATTTGGGTATGTATTTAGTTGACTACTTTAGAAAAAACAAAATATAGCGAAACGGAAAAGACGTGGCTGACCTTGACCTAAAAGATCCCTTCGAATCTCTTAATGACCTCTTAGAAGGCAAAATTCCAGATAAAAAAAGAGTAATTACTGGTGGGCTTGTCTCTGTAGAGAAAGCCCCTAATGCAATAGCTTTTATAGAAGGAGATAGATATTTAAATGCATACTCTTTGAATCCTGCCCAATACCGAGTTGTTAGAGATTTTTATGAGCTTCTTTGCCCTGTTTGCAATAATGTAGAAAGAATATTAATAAGAGACGATGTGCCAAGAGAAACTCAGGTTTTGTTTGAACATGACTATTGCCCAAATTGTGGATATTTTAAATATGAAGATCCTGCTAGAGTAGTAAACTATAATTCTTTAGTTGGCGTTGTAGGCATGCGTGGTGGTAAATCTGTTCTTGTAGCAGGTATGGTTGCCTGGGAACTTCATGCGTACTTGTGTGTAGAAAACCTGCAAGAAAAACTTGGTTTAGTAAAAAATCAAGAATTGGAAATAAGTTTCGTAGCGTCTACTGGTAAGCAGGCTGCGGAAACTATTTACGGCAACTTTAGAAATTACTTTGATGCTTCTCCTTGGTATA